CACCTACTAAATTTCCATTTTCATCCATCGTTTGAGTCAATGTATTTCCGGTCTTCTTCGCCAATTCAATATTAGCTTCAATTGCTTTCTTTTTACTTTCAAAAACGCGTTTATCAAAATCCTCTTTAGCTTTCTTTTCATTCTTTAATTTCTCATGATGTAATTGATTTAGCTCATCTTCCATAAATTCAATACGTCCAGTTTTATATGCATCTGGATCTAATGGTGTCCAAACAAAATTACGACCTACTAAAATATCGTGATGTGGAACACTCTCACGGATTTGTTTAGCATATCTTTCCGCTTCTTCTGTAGTTGGAAAATTTCCAATGTTTACAAATCCACGAACAGATGTTTGGAAACCATGTTCTTTTTGAAATATCTCAGATAATTTGTCTTCATTTTTATCCAGAAATGTAGAAAAATCTCCTTGAACATCGTTCGCCTTTAGCATGTTTTCTTCTTCTTGAACAAACTGTTTAAAATCTTCTAAAAGTGTATCTACTTTTAAATTGTATTTAAAAGAAACAAATTGTAAGAAATCTGAAAATTGAGAAACCGATTTAGTGAAATTCCATTGTTTCACAAATTTCTCAAAATAAAATACTTCTTTTTGTTTAATGATTTTTTCAGGGGAAACAAAAGAATAACATCCATATAATTGACTTGGGATAACTGGATATTCATTTAGTAAATCTATATATTTTGGATTAGAAGTTCCATCTTTAGAATTTCTGGTTTCAAAATTCTTGTTTTTATTAGATGTAGAACAGGATTTAGACATTGGAATTATTAATTAATAAGATAAATATTTAAGTTGTTTTGTTTTTATCTTATTTAGGAAAAATGAATTGAGTTGTATTGAATAAATATAGACAAAGAAGTTCACGGAAAGTATTTAGGAAAAATGGATTTAGGAAAATGATTTTTTTAATAAAAATAAATGATTTTCGAGTTTTTTTTGTTTGTTTATAATATATAAATCGAATGAGCGGTATGTTTGATTTTAACGAGCTAATTAAGAGAGCTATTAAATACATCATTGAAGGTATTATGGTGGCTATCGCTGCGTATGCTATTCCTAAGAAGTCTTTGAATGTAGAAGAAATTGTAGTTATTGCATTGATGGCTGCTGCTACTTTCTCCGTGCTTGATGTTTTCGTTCCTTCTATGGGAGCAAGCACCAGAAATGGAGCTGGTCTAGGAATTGGTCTAAATTTGGTAAAATTCCCAGGAGGATTTGCTTAAATCAATTGAATATTCAATTAATTCATACCAGAAATAATATAAAACCTTTTGTATTTTTATATTATTAATTTCACAAAAATGTCGACGTCATGTAGTTGTGTCATTATTTTTATTTGTCATAATAATGAAACAATTGACGTAACTTTAAAAACATATCCTGATTCTTTTATTATGTTTGTAGGCCATGCAGAAATAAAACAAGAATATACACAAAATACTAAAATAATTATTGCAAGAGATTTAGAAGTAAATATAGAAAATAATCCAAAATTATTGACATATACTGCATGGTTTGCGATTACTACGAATAATTTATTTAATGATATAGATTATGTTTGTTTGCTCGAATATGATGTTGTTTTAGAAGAAAACTTTAAAGAAAAATTAAAAAATATATGTGAAACTGAAAAACCAGATATTGTATCGTTTAAAAAAATACATTCTTTTTTTTTACTGGATATTGATCAAAATATTTTAAATATTATTTTAAATACTATACAAATAAAATATGATACCAATACATTATGGTTTCCAACTACAAATCATTGTATAAAGAGAGAAATATTGGATGACTTTGTTAAATGGTATTATCCAATTTCTATAGATTTATGGTATTTAGATCGTAAACGAATTTCTTGGTATCATGAAAGATTATTTTCCGTATATTTAGATGTTAATAAAAAAAACGTATATACAATGGATGGATTATTTCATTTCCAAAAAAATAGTCATCATAATTTTAATGCACAAAATGGTAATAATTTACCTATAGAATTAATAGAATTATATTGTAAACATCCATCTAATTCTGAAACTATTTCAAAAATAGAGTATTTTTACAGTCAAGAAATATAAAATGTAAAGATAAATATAATATAATAATGAAAAAATATTTTTTAGTTTATAACGATAATAGTCACATAAATAATATATTGACATTATTAAATAGTGTTAATCAATTTAATACTGATTTTAAAATCATTATATTTAATAAAGTAGATATTTCTCCTGAATTTATAGAAAAAAATAAAGAAATTTTATCTTGTAAAAGAGGTGGTGGATATTGGTTATGGAAACCATATATTATATCTAAAATATTAGAGGACCAATTACAAGAGGGGGATCTTTTATTTTATATGGATTCTAAATATTTTTTTCTACAAGATTTCACTGAATTGTATAATAAAAAAATAGAAGATCGTGATATTTTAATATGGAAAAACAAACCAAATGAACCTTCTTATAATATGAGAGAATGGTGCAAAATGGATGTGATTCAAGCATTTAATATTTATGATGACGTATTTATAAAAAATATAGAAATTGCATGGGCAGGTGCAATGATTATAAAGAAAACAGAGAAAACGCAACAAATAATGAGAGAATGGTTAGATAAATGTTGTAATTATCAGTTTATTACGGATTCACCAAGTATTTCAAAAAATTCTGAATATTTTATAGAACATCGACATGATCAAAGTATATTAAGCATCATTTTATATTTACATGATATTTCTTTTGATTTTTTCGAATGTAAATATTTACAAAACGTGCGACAACCATTTAATGTATAAATATATTTTTCAAAACATATATTTATTAAACTAAACTGTTGGAAAATATTCCCAATCTAAATAATCACATACTTTTTTCCAAATCATATCTTGTTCTAATTGTTTAATACGATCTTTCATCATTGGAATATACGGTAGATATTGTCGTTGATCTAGCAAAATACACAATTGACATAAAATATACGTATAATTGAAAAAATTAGTTCGAGTAATTGGACAGAAAAGTGCCCATGGTTGTTGTATTTCGATAAATAAAATACATAACGTATCGATTAATTCGTCATCCATTACTGGAGGTTGAATACCTAACATCGAATTGATATATTGAATATGTTCAAAATATTTATTGTATCCCAAAATACTTAATATATTTCGCATTTCTTTGTAATTAATTTCCGAAATATTTCGACGTTCTTTTTGAATTCGTTTTCGAACAGCGTCAATTACTTCATCGGGTATTTTGGTCGTTTCTTTTGCTTGGAATTGAGAGAGTATTTCTTTAAAATGATTTAGACGTATATATGCAGTATAAGAAACTTCATTTGGCATTTCTTTATTCACTGGTTTCTGATTATCAACTATATGTAAAATAAACTTTCCACATTCTACATTATTACATATTAAAATCCCTTCTTCTTCTTGTGGGATTAGTTCTCCTTGGTTACATATGAGACAAGTATCTGTCTGCAAGACATATTCTTGTAAATGCATAATTTCTCCTTCCACGTTTTTCCAATATTCTTGATATATTTTCTTGGACGATTTATATTTATCACTATTGATATTTGCAGTATCATCTGTTTTAGCTTTTATTTTAAAGAATTGATTAATACTATCGATATTTTTCATGTTTTTGCCATTAGATATTTTTTGTTTTTCTTCATAATAATTGAAAATATATTTAGAATTATCTAATAAATACATTTTTTTCTTATATTTCAAAACTCGAATTTCTTCACGAATCTCTTCTATTTTATCTTGTAATTCAAAAAATTCGTCTGTATTTTTTTTTGCATTTTTTTCGAGAAATTTCATTTTTTTTTTCATGTTGTTTTTATCTAGTAATAATTTTGGAATTGTATCTTTTTCAATTACTAGAAATGTATTCATAATATCTGTATGTTTTTCATCGATATTTTTAATGATGGTTTTAGAATCTTTATTAGAATAAAGATTATCTTCTTTTACATTTTTTACTTTAATTATATCCATGATATAAAATCATATATTAAATATACAAAATGTTTATTTAATATTTTGTAAGAATAAATATATTAATATTTTAATCATATATTACTATTATTTATTTTTTTAATAAAAAATGCATCATACCCTTGATATATAATAAATGTATTAAATATAAAAATATGTTTTATGAAGATAATTTATGATAAAAATCAAATTTTCCGTGAAAAAGGAAAATAAAAAATGTTTAGGAATAATATAATCATAAAAAAATGGCTGGAGCTCTTATGCAAATCGTCGCCTATGGTGCACAAGATCTTTTCCTTACTGGAACTCCTGAGATTACTTACTGGAAGGTGTCTTACCGCAGACATACCAACTTTGCCATGGAGAGTATTGAACAAACTTTCCAGGGACAAGCTGATTTCGGAAGACGTGTCAGTGCCATTCTATCCAGAAACGGTGATTTGGCCTACAGAACTTACCTACAGGTGACTCTTCCTGAGATCAACCAAGAAATGGCCACTGTTGGTGGATCTGTCACTGGAAACGGTGTCTATGCTCGTTGGTTGGACTATATTGGTGAGCAACTTATCTCTCAAGTTGAGGTTGAGATTGGAGGACAGAGAATTGATCGCCAATATGGTGACTGGATGCACATCTGGAATCAACTTACCATGAGTGAGGAGCAGAGACGTGGATACTTTAAGTTAATTGGACACACCACTCAATTGACTTATATTACTGATCCTCATTTTGCCGATATTGCTGGACCTTGTGCTGCTTCCGGAGGACCTTCTCAAGTTTGCGCACCAAGAAAGGCTCTTCCTGAAACAACTCTATATGTTCCTTTCCTATTCTGGTTTTGCAAGAACCCTGGACTTGCTCTTCCTTTGATCGCTCTTCAATACCACGAGGTCAAGATCAATCTTGATATCAGACCTATTGGTGAGTGTCTATGGGCTGTTAAGACCCTAACTGCTCCTTCTGGAACTCAATCTGTTTCCATGGCTTATCAACAATCCCTTGTTGCTGCTTCTCTTTACATCGACTATATCTTCTTGGATACCGATGAGAGAAGAAAGATGGCCCAGAATCCTCACGAGTATTTGATTGAACAACTTCAATTCACTGGTGATGAGTCTGTTGGTTCTTCCAGTAACAAGATCAAGTTGAATTTCAACCACCCATGTAAGGAATTGATCTGGGTTGTTCAACCTGATGCCAACGTCGACTATTGTGCTTCCTTATCTGCTGACCAAGTTCTTTTCAAGACTCTTGGAGCTCAGCCATTTAACTACACAGATGCTATCGATGCCCTTCCTAACGCTATCCATGCTTTCGGTGGACCACTTGAGACTGTTGGTCCAAATAGTTTTATCACTGCATCTGGTCTTTTCGAGATGGCCGGTGCTGTAAATACCGATGGCGAAGGTTCAGGTGCTTGGTATGGAAAGGATTCTGCTTCTGCAGATGTTCCATTTACTGGTAGTAACACTGGATCTGCTGTCTCTGATGCTGGAACATTCGTTCTTGCCGAGACTGCACTTGATATGCATTGTTGGGGTGAGAACCCTGTTGTCACTGCTAAGCTACAGCTTAACGGACAAGATCGTTTCTCTGAGCGTGAAGGATCTTACTTCGACGTTGTTCAACCATATCAGCACCACACACGTGCACCTGATACTGGTATCAACGTTTACTCTTTTGCCCTAAGACCTGAGGAACATCAACCTTCCGGATCATGTAACTTTTCCAGAATTGATAACGCTGTTCTACAGCTAGTTCTTTCTTCTGGAACTGTTGCTGGAACTTCTACCGCCAAGGTCAGAGTCTATGCCGTTAACTACAACGTGTTGAGAGTTATGTCTGGTATGGCTGGTATCGCTTACTCCAATTAATTTTTCGGATATTTTATATTTTATTTTATCTATCTATCTGTAAATAAATAATAAAAAAAATATTTTTTTATTATTGAAAAATCGTGCCATACAGCATAAATAAATCTAGATCTGTTCTGATTTTAGATTTTTTTAGAGGATAAGGAACAAAAGATTTCAATCTATATTTTTTCAAAGATGTAAATTGTGAATACGGACTTTTTATAAAATAATTTGTCATGTTTTTTGGAATAAATGTAAACATATTTACAAGAGGTATAAGAATATTAATATTCATAAATATACATACATTATATATTGAACATTTTTTATATTATTCTCATATGTATAATAATATAAAAATGGTAAAAAAGTATATAAAAGCCCAACAATACCATTAACAACCCAATGATTTCCCAACAAGATTGGCTTTTGAGAGAGTTATTAGAATTTTATAAAAATCCAGAATATTTAGAAATTGTAAAGAAAATAGTAAATCGTGAATTTATTACTAGTAAATCAAAAAAAATATCTATTCGTATTGTGAATTGGTTTGTAACTAATTATGCTAAACAATATTTTACAGTATATGAAAATCAAGATGAACGTTTTTTTGTATGGACTCGATTTAGGTCTGCGGAAGATGGATATTCAAAAGAAATGTTCGATCCGTATTCTAGAAAAGACAGAATCATAATTCCCTATGACGAAACTACTAAATTAATTACAACGATAGGTCAATTAAATTTTTTTAAATGGGCTATATTAAATAAAGTTATTGATTATATCATTGAACATTATGATGATATTACTAACGATATGACGAGTAGGTTGACTGTGAAAAACAAATCTAATGTATTATTCGAAGATAAAAATATATCCAAAGAAAATATCATAAATGGAAAAACACGTAAAAAAAGAGAAGAGTTGTCTATTTCTGCATGTCGTAGTATTCGTAAAGAATTTACGCCAATTAAAATTACTTTTTAAAAAAGAAATTAAAACAATATTAAGAAATAAAATACTTAATATTGTCTATTATGCAAAAAAAGGATTGTAAACGAATTTTTGCAAATATCGCATTACCGATAGATATTTATAAAAATGGAGAATTTAAAATATTATATGATCAAATGCAAATCGAAATGGATTTAACAAAAGTGTCTGATTTGAAAAAATGGAACGATATTCTTAACGAAAAAGCAATAGAAATAGGAGAAGAAATGGCAAATAAAATACAATTTAATTATATACCAGATGAAACAGAAACGTATGCAAGTAATGATAAACAACCTATTGAGCAAGAAACATATATATATCCTTCTGATTATAAATCAACTAATTCGAAAAAAAGAATGAATATAACATTTAAAAATACATCTAATAAAAATGCTTTAACTAAAAAGAAATATCTAAATATATCTAATGAAAATATTAACTAAGATAGTTAGCTCTTTGGTTTGTTTCCACTATTAATTTATTGGGCACAATTAATGGTATTTTAGTCATGATATTCAGACTTGGATAAGAATGAATTTCAGGTATAGTAATTGGTAAAGGTTCAACTAAATTCGAAGATCCAATTCCAAATAATTTAGATTCGATATCAGTATAATTATTTGCTAAATCTCTAGAAGCGACTTTTCCTTGTAATAATCCGTTACCCGGTAATGATTTGTTATGTGCTGTTTGTTTTTGGATATTCATAATGTTAAAATGTCTATCCATATAAGCTTTTTGTTCTAATTTATAATCTCCAGGTGTATTCTTATTTCGAGTAGATGCCATTTATTTATTTGTATATAATACCTATTTTATTTTTTAAGAAGTAAACATAGTTTTATATATTCTGGCATTAATTCTATTTTTTTATTTTTATCATGAAAATAATACCATAAACATGAATAAAATAAATGAAAGTAATCGTAAGAAAATAATATCGTTTGACCTGTTTTCATATCGGTAGAAATCATAGTAGCTGCAGATAATAAATAGATTTCTTCAAATAAGAGAGTATCTATCGTATTTTTAAATAATATATTCAATCCTTTTTCCATTTTTTGAATATCAAATTCCATTTCATCTTTAGATTCTTCATCTATATTCTCTAAAATATCTTCTCTTTTAAGATCAGCATAATAACTACGATTCTCTTTTGAAAATTGAAAAAGAATTCTTATCCAATCACGGTATTCTTTGTTAGATTGATAAGAAATGGTGCTTGGAAGATTGACGAATAAATCCATTTATATTTAATATAAAAATGGATTTATATATTTATTTAGTGCATTGATCTTGTTTTCTTACCTTTACCTTTACCTTTACCTTTACCTTTGCATTTCATTCTTCTGGATTTACGTCCACCAATGGATGTAGGATGTTTATTTCCTCCTTTATATTTAGCACTACAATTTCCACCTTTTTTAGGATACATACCTCCATTCATTTTAGCACTACAATTTCCACCGTTCATAGTACGAGGAGGAACATTTGTAGTTTGAGCTTGGTCTGCACTTTGATTACCAAACATATTTTGGAGATTTTTTGTGAAATCTGCCATATTTTTTTGAGTATATAATGACATATTATTTAAAAAAACTTGAATTTTATTTAGAATATTGATCTCCTGTAGTTCTTGTATCTGCACCTCCTCGATTCCAACCTCTTAAAGCTACTTCTTCTACTGCATTTATTTGGTCAGGTAAAGGATAAATTGTTTTGGTTGCATAATTTTGTTCCATCACAGTTGCTACACTTTTTCGGCCTCTAACCACTTCTCCTTGTAATAATTGCGATTCTAAAGTAGAATCGCAAGATCCTCTTCCTAAATATGGAACAGTTAAAAATGGACGAGAAAATAATTGTAACTTTTCTAAAGGTCTTTCTTGTTTAACCGATAAATGCAATTTAGATTCTCCATCTACCATTGCACCTCCTACACCAGGACCAATGACACCCGTATAATCTAAACCTGGGTAATTAGATATAAAGTCAATTTGTTCAGATGACATTTTATCCCTAAAGTAATTCGTCAAAACTAAATTTGAAAAATGTGTATTTTGTAATGTTCTTTGTGTCATATCGGTATTATCATCTCTAATATTACCTAAACGATTGAAAACAAAATCACTTTGCATATAGAATATTATTATATTAGAAATAGATTTTTCTTATACACTTATAAAATGAATTTATAAAATTTTTATATATTAGTATATCTAGATAAATTACGAGCACATGCAAATGGATTTCCTTCTTTACAAGAAATCATACTTCCATAACAAAAATCAGCAAATGCTTGTTGATCATTTGGAATAGTAGTGGAAGCAGTAGAATAAAAAGGACGTAAAGATTGTTCGAATATATATTGTTCTCCTAAATCACGAAATAATTTATCCGCAATATCTGGCTGTCCTGCATTTATTTCAGAAACCGTTTGTTTTGCTTTATTTAGAATTTCATCATTCGTTCTCATATTAAAACAAGGAGGAGCAGGTTTTTTATCTGGATTAAATTCGTAATCTGGAATTAAAACATTCGAGAATGGATTAGTAGAAGAAGGACTATCAAATGTATTTTGATAAGTCGGAGGATTTTTGCTGTTTTTTATTAATTCTCTTGTCGCATTTTTAAAATGTTCTTTTCCATTTTTATTCTGAATTGTAAATAAAATATAAATAGCTGCTAAAGTAATTGTAGCAATTATAATTAATTTAAAATTATGAGTAAAAATAAATCCCAGAATAGTAATTAAAATAATTAAACGAGTAATTGCATTTAAATTTTGATTATAAGTCATGGAATCTATTGGAAAAAATTCAAAAGATTTGAACAATATATTCGGATCTTCTCCCCAAAAAGGAATATACGGTTTAGATTCTACTAAAGGTTCGTTTTTTTTTACTACACTATTATTTAAAGAAATGTCTGTATTTGGTGAATATACATTCGAAGAGGACATTTACCTTTATAATAGAAATAGATATATGTAAAATAAAAAATTAAATATATAATCAAAAAAAAAGAACATAAAAGAAAAACACAATACAGATTATGAATATATTGAATTATATTCATCAGTAACATGTTTCGATAGCTCAGTTGGTAGAGCATCCGGCTGTTAACCGGGAGGTCGCAGGTTCAAGCCCTGTTCGAAGCGAAACTGTTCAATCCAATAAATATAAAATTTATTTTGATATTTATTTATCCTAAAAATACAGGATTTCATGTTAACTAGATATAAGTTAATTTTTGTTTAACGCATTTTTTATCCATTGAAAAAGATTCACATTTGGTTTTTTGCGGAACAATTTTTAAAATACATTTTGATTTTTCCCCAATTAAAGGCTCAGTGCATCCTTTTTCTTTTTTCATTGTTTTACGTTTCTTTAATAATTCACGTTTTGTTTTGGTGCATCTAGATCTAAAATGTTCATATCTTTCTTGAACTTGTGCATAACTCAATCCAGATTTTTTTCCGAGCATATCATTTATTAATTCATGTAAATCGTAAACATATTTTGAAAAAGTCTCTCTGTTACGCATATTAGACATTGTTAAAGGTAATTTCTTATAATTCTCTTTCAAATTATTACGGCATTTCCCACAAGGTAATACATTTTTTAAATTTAACATATAATTTCGATATGCTTTTTTTTCTAGATTTGTTGGATTGGTTGGATAGTTAAAACTCATTGTATGTAAAAAATGCCATTGACTAGGACCCCATACTGTAGTTAACATACCATCATTACTTTCATAATCACTTTTTTTAAAAACAAAATTACTCATTGTTATAATAGAAAATGATAAAAAAAAATGCTAATATTTTATATCATATAAAAGTATTGGCTAAAATACAAATAAATGTAAAATACAAATAATAAATAGAGAAAATGACGAATAATCCTTTTAAAGGATTTATAAGATATTTAGACAAATATCAAAAAAAAAAAGAGTTCAGTTTTTATGATGCGGTGATATTGCAACAGAGTATTCAACATTATTATTTTAATAACTATGAATCTTCTTATGAAAAATGGCAAAAAGAAAATGAAGTTCCATTTTTATCATTAAATACAAATACAAATACAAGTCAAGTTGACAAAAAAAAAGAACTGAAATATATTGATATATCCATTCATTCTTTACAAGATTTGTTAACTATATTAATAGAATATCCTTATGACAATAACTATGAATATAATATTGATTTAAAAGCGTTACATAAAGTGAAAATAGAATTAGAAAATTTAAATAATATGATTGGAATGGAAATATTGAAAACATCCATCGTGCAACAAATGATATATTTTATACAAGAATTACATGTTTGTAGCGATCCTTCTAAAAACGATTATAAACACACTATTTTGATGGGACCACCTGGAACAGGTAAAACCGAAATTGCTAAAATCATTGGAAACATGTATTCTAAATTAGGTATTTTAAAAAAAAATACATTTAAAAAAGTTACTAGATCTGATTTAGTTGCTGGATATTTAGGACAAACTGCTATAAAAACGAGGAAAGTGATTGATGAATGTTTAGGTGGTGTTTTATTTATAGATGAAGCATATTCATTAGGAGACGATTCTTTTTCTAAGGAGTGTATTGATACATTATGCGAAGCATTAAGTGATCATAAAGACGATTTAATGGTAATTATTGCGGGATATGAAACCGAATTAAATGAAACGTTTTTAAGGATGAATTCTGGAATGTATTCTAGATTTATATGGAGATTCACTATTCAGTCATATACTCCAAAAGAGTTAATGCAGATTTTCGAAAAACAAATATATGAAAATGGTTGGAATTTGAGAGAAGAATTCAGTTTAAAAGAAGAATGGTTTCAACGAAACAAAGATTCTTTTTTACATTTTGGTAGAGACATGGAAATTCTGTTTTCTTATGTGAAAATATCTCATGCTCAACGTATTTTTGGGAAAGATATTTCTGAAAAGAAAAAAATAACAAAAGACGATTTAGAAAATGGATTTAATACATTCATGCAAAATAAAAATGATAAAAAAAAACCATCGACTTCTTTATATTCGATGTATGTTTAAAAAAAATATATACATTCTTGTAAAGAATATATATTAGTATGAATATGAATGAAAAAAAAACCATCAGTATACATCCAGATTTATTTAAAATAAATGGTGGAAATAATACTTCTCGAAAACAAAAACCAAAATCTGTAAATCAGAATAAGATACAAGTAAAAGATAATGCTGAAAAACCGCCTAAAAAAAAAATATCAACAATTAAACGAAATATACTAAAAATGATTCGAAACCAACAAATGGAAAAAAAAAAAGTAAACTCAAATTCAACTCCAAATAAAGAAATTCAAACCCCCAGTGAAAATATAAAAACCGAATTTCAAAATGATTTCAATGATACTTTAGAATATTTATCTATGTTGACGAAAGATACTGAAGATAAAAAAAAAAATGAGACATTGAGAAGATATTCAACTCCATTACCATCTCTACCAATATCCACATCTACTACTGATTTTTTCGAACATCCGCAAAATACAGAACCATTATATTTAAACTCTAAACCAAATGCAGTTTTATTATCATGTCCAAAATATGGATGTTTAAAAAATGGAAATTTACCTACTTATCGAACCTGGATGAATCAAACTAGAAAAATGCCTGTTCCGACAATAGGACAACAACAATATGAAAAAAAACTGGAAGATAATATAAAAGATTTAAGTAGAATCCAACAACAAAATAAACTGGAATTATTCAAATCAACTATAAAAACAAATTTAAATAATAAAAAACAAAAACATTATAACGTTCCAAAACAAAAAAGGATTTTACGAAGGACTTTTTATGTTGGTAGATCAAAAGTGTTTCCGAGAATATCTGTATTAGTCGCTAATAAAACATTAAGATCCAATACACAAATGAAAACACAAAAGTTAAAACAAATACCGATTAGTGATGTAAAAAATTATTTATTGAAAAACGGGTTTATTAAAGTCGGAACTAATGCTCCAAATGATGTTTTAAGAGAAATGTATGAAAATACTCAGATGATTTGTGGTGAAATTAAAAACCATAATTCCGAGAATCTGTTGTATAATTATTTCAATGATAATTCTGAAATATCATAATGTAAACATATTTAGAAAGAAAACGATAATATTTATAACTTAATTTATGTCATTACCAATGTTATTATCAGTTCCATCTGAAAATGGAGAATATCAATTATTTAGTAGACTTCAAAATCCTATAATCGATCCTGATATATTAAATGAAATAAATGTTTATGCTATATCACCCGAAGAAATTGAAAAAATAAAGAATAGAAGAATTATAACTCAATTATCTCAATGTATTGATTCTTTTCTAGAAAAAAATAAAAAAGATAGTTATCATTTAACAATATATACTAATTTACAAATAGACGAGATAGAGACTGAAATATATGTGTATTTAGATTATCATGACGATCCTCCCTTTTCTTATTATTATAAAATCATTTCAAAAAATATAGAATATGAATCTAATGATAATTTAGAAAAAGATTTTTTGATATATGAAAGTGCTTCATTTACAAATTCGATTTCTCTCTTAGAAAATGTAAAAAAAGTAGAACAAACATATAAACTATTAGATTATTATTTACTTTCTCCTGAAAAAATAATAGAAGCAAAAGCACAAAGAGAATTTTTCCCAATACATTCTGATAAAATGTGTAGTGTTTGTTACGATCTTACTTTAGAATATACGACTTGTAAACATTCCATATGTTTAAAATGTAGAGATAAATGTATTGTTCAAGGAAAAAAAACTTGTCCGATTTGTAGAAGATCTGATTTAAGTATTTATCCTATTTAAGTGTTTATCCAAATACATTATAAATAAAAATAGAATAATTTATTCCTATTTTTATTCAAAACTAAAAAACCGAAAGATAGAATCTAATAAAACAAAAAGAGGCGTTTTATCCTCTCCTGATTTGAACGCGGTTAAAGTTCGTTCATATACGGATACTACCGTTTCATCTTGTGTATGTAAATAAATCAAATAAATAATAAATATCACTACAAATGCTAAGATACTTTCCCAAATACGATAAGAAGAGAACATAAAAATATAATACAATGGTAAAATCTTGATTAAAAGCATCATAAATATATATTTAAACAATGTTACTACTTTAACATGCTCAGAAATCATATATAAAAAAGTAATTATATTTTCTATCAAGGCAAACGATAAAGCTACTATCGGATTCATATGAAGATGAATCCATAGTGTCCACGTATTTTTAGATGACTTTGAAATATCGAGAAAAATATAGCCTATAAACCAAACGAGAATCCAATACGAAAATAAAAAATCAGGACGAATAAATCCATTTTTATCTACAGTATATTTTTTTCCATCATAGAGTTTTCTTTTTTCGGAAGTATTCATATTATTATATATGTATGTATTAATAATATTTAATTCTCTCAAACTCCTAAAAATAAATTCTAAATATAAATACATGTAAACAGATATAAATATATATATATAGCTACTAGTCGCATTTGTATATTTAAAAATGACAGAAGAAGATTTATCAATCTCTATTTATAAAGAATATTTCCATTATACAAACTTACATAAAAAAACATACGGTGAAAAGGCGGTAGTGTTTATGCAAGTTGGAGCATTTTATGAAATATATGGATTAAAATATCCAGGACAAGATACAATTACAGGAAGTTATATCTTGGAAATAGGAGAAATAACAGGACTAGCAATTGTATCTAAAAAATTCAATTATGATGGGGCAAATGTATATATGGCAGGATTCCGAGATTATTCTCTCGAAAAATACTTGCCACTATTACTATCTGAAGGATATATTATAATTGAATATATTCAAAAAGAAGAAGATTCTGAATTAGATAAAGGCAAAAAAACGAAAAAGAAAACGCGTATATTAAAAGATATACATTCGATAGGAACATATGTTTCTTATGATATAGACCAAAACACGATATTATCTAATAATATCATGTGTATTTGGATAGAATCCTTAAAGAAAAAACGAATGTATGGAATATCGATAGTAAATAGTTATACTGGAGAATCTATTCTGTTTGAAAATGAGACAGAAATAAAGATTCAATCTACTACATTTGATGAATTAGAAAATATGATTACGGTATATAACCCTAGTGAAATAATATTAATTTCAGAAATAGAGAATGATACGAAATTAATGCGTTCTCTATCAATCTCTCCAAAAACAACTATTCATACACATAATTTTTCAGAAGAAAAAGTAAAGTGTGTTGCTAAACAAAAATACATTGAATATATATTACATAATATATATGGAGCAGATACATTCCAAATATGTGCAGAATTCTCTTATTATATATACGCAACCCAATCTTTTTGTTTTTTATTGAATTTTATTCAAGAACATAATACCCATCTAATAAAAAAAATAAAAATGCCTATTTTCAAAAACGCAAGCAAGAAAATGATATTAGCAAATCATACATTAAAACAATTAAATATTATATCGGTTGATACAAAAGGACATTTATCTTCCGTTCTCTCTTTTTTAAATAAATGTAACACTTCTATTGGAAAACGAAAATTACAAGAACAAATTACAAATCCAGTATATTGTGAAAAATGGTTAGAGAGAGAATATGAACTTACTCATTTTTTTCTGGAGAAGGAAACGGATATGATTTCTTTATTGAGAAACGGGTTAAGTAAAATACGAGATATAGAAAAGATAACACTTCAAATAGTAAATAAAAAGATATATCCATCTACGATTTATAGTTTATTCAAATCTATTCAAATTACTGAACAAATACATACATGTATGTTTGAATTTCCGAGAGATATTCTCTCTTATTTTTACGATGAACTTCCGAATTCTCCTGAATTTTTAGAATTAATGGAATATTTGGATAATCTTTTTATTTGGGAAGAATGTCAAGAAAATAATCATTTCCAATCCAATATTTTTAAAAAAGGAATATCGATAGAATTAGATGAATTAATGGATAAAATGGAATTAGCTAAAATTAAATATGAAGAAATACGGAAATATTTAAATTCGCTTTTTCAAAAAGAAGAAGATCCAGATTTTATTAAAATCAATGAAACAGATAAAAATGGATATTCTTTACAATTAACTAAAACTAGAGGAGATGTTTTACAAAAGATTATAAAGAAAGAATTAGAGAAAGATCTGAATAAAAATATTTATCTCAATAATGTTTCTTTTTCTCTCAAAGATGTCTCTATAAAAACTATTAACAAATCCAGTTCTGAAATTATTCTTCCAGTTTTAGATGAATTATGTAAAGAAATTATATATTGGAAAAATACCATTCAAAAAAAAAGAAATGAAGTATTTTTAGAAATTGTTGCAGAAATAGAGAGAACTCAAATGAAGAGAATAGAATATATAGTTAAATTTATTGGAAATATCGATGTGATAATTTGTAAATCGTATTTAGCAAAAACCTATCATTATTGCCGACCAGAAATTGTAAATACTTATGAAAAATCATTTGTAGATGCAACCCAACTAAGACATGTCTTAATTGAACAATTATTACAACATGAAATTTATGTTCCAAATGATATTTCTCTAGGATCAGTAGAAGTAGATGGTATTCTATTATATGGAACAAATGCAGTTGGAAAAACTAGTTTTATAAGATCTATCGGGATAGCTATTATAATGGCACAAGCTGGAATGTATGTTGCATGTTCTACATTTAAATATAAACCATATCAATCTATGTATTCTCGTATTCTAAGCAATGATAATTTATTTAAAGGGCTTTCTACATTTGCAGTAGAAATGTCAGAATTACGAGTTATTTTAAAACAAGCAGATGAGAATAGTTTTATTTTAGGAGATGAATTATGTTCTGGAACAGAAATGGAATCTGCATTAAGTATTTTTATGGCGGCACTAGAACATTTACATGAAAAAAAAAGTTCTTTTATTTTTGCAACACATTTTCATGAAATTGTAGAATATGAAGAAATTCACCATCTCTCTAAAATTCGGCTAAAACATTTAGAAGTATGGTATGATAGAGAGAAAGATTGCTTAGTATATGATCGTAAAATAAAAGAAGGTTCTGGAGAGAGAAATTATGGATTAGAAGTATGTAAATCACTTTATTTACCAGAGGAATTTATAGAGAGGGCATATACATTGCGTAGAAAATACAATATAGAAAATGACGGTAATTTATCTCATACAAGTTCACATTTCAATAGTAGAAAAATAAGAGGATTTTGTGAGAAATGTCATATAAAAATAGGAGAAGAAATCCATCATTTGCAGCCTCAGCAAATGGCGGATAAAAATGGATTTATTGATGGATTTTTTCACAAAAATCATCCTGGAAATTTGTTAACAGTATGTAAAAAATGTCACGATGATTTTCATTCTCACGGAACTATTTCTCCAATTACAATGCAAAGTTCACCTGTGCAAGTAAAAATAAAGAAAGTGGTTCGTAAAAAAACAACAAAAGGATATAATTTGTTTTAAGTAAACCTACTTGGGATATTCGCTACATTATAAGTAAACAACATAGCAAGAAAGATAAACATAAACACAACTGGAAATAACAATAATATCCAAGAGAACATTGGTGCACCTGCTTTACAAATTAAATTCAATATCCAAGTCCATAGAATGATATATATGAATTTAACAATAAATATAAGATTAGTATTGGAAGATTCACATGAATAATTTCCCAAACAAAAAATACCAGGATTATTCATATTTTGAAGAAAAATAATAATCAATGCAATCATAGAAATGACTAAATAAATAGAAGCAGGTGTGCATAAATTTCGTATTCCGATATTAGTCATTTTATATATCATTATCTGATATTTTATTATGAAAACAAAAATTTAAACTAAATATTTATTATTTTCACTAAATCCATAGGTATTGGAATTTAATGGTTTTGTAAATATAGAAGAATTCCATTCAGGTGGTTCTACTGTCGGTGCTCCAAACCAAGTTCCATATTGTCCATGACCCAGTAAAGAATTTTGTGCAATATATCCTAAATTGATTCCACCTCTTTGTTTTTTCGTCATTTTTTTATAACGTAATGATTTAATTTTTCTGGATTTCTTGTTTTTTCGTCTACGTTTTCCTCCTCCTAAAAAAGTATCGTTTCCACCTTTAATATTATGAGTATTTGAAATAGGAACTCCTTGCATTCTACTAGAGTATTCAAACATAGTAGGATCATTATTATGATTATTTAAAGAGTGATATGTATTGTTTGATGATGGAAAATAACTTGTAGGAGATATAGCAAATCCGCCACCTTTCATTTTACATGTAGCACATTGACCACCAGTTTGGATTCCACATCCACATCCACCAGTATTACATTTCTTTTTTTTAGATGCATTATTTTTGTTTTTCATTTTTATAGTATAATAATATATTATAAAAAAAATAATTTAGTAAGTATTTGTATTTATTCATTATCTACATGTGTTAACATATGTCTTCTACAACATACATTTGTTAATTTTAATCTATCTAAAACGATTCCTTCTGGTGTTTTTTCAATAGGTTTAGAAGCCATATCTTTTGTATAATAAATAACCGAATTTGTATCCAATCCTAATTCTTCTTTCATTTTTTTCACTTCTTCTAAATAATATTGATATTTATCGGCCAAGACAGTTCCACAAGAAACGCATTTTACTGGAATAATCATGATTATAGAATATGTATGATATATTTTTATATTATTTGAATAAAAAGAATCAATTTTTTACAAAAATAAATCTATAATTATATTAAACATGAAAAACAACTATAAAATAATTGTATTTATTATTTGTATTCTAGCAATTTTGTATTTTAATCTTTATTTATCTGTAATATATGAACCAGCTGCATCTTTAACGACCGAATCTGGAAAAGATATTTTTGCGACTTCATATAATAATGCTTTAAATGCAAATCTGATTTGTGGAAATGGAAATTATATGAGTAATGGTAAATGTTGTCCAAAAAATTTGGTAAATATAAATGGAAATTGCATGACAATGAAAGATGCAAATACAAAATATCAGAAGGATATTAGTCAATTAGTAGATGTGCAATATCATAAAACAGAATCTGAATTAATGAAAGAAGCAGAGCCAAGTGATGTTCAATTTGGAAATACTTTTATATATGATGAGAATGGTAATGCTATATCTTATCCATCTTCTAGTGTTCAAGGCAATATAACATATTATACACCGGGATCTTATCCTTTTGGAACTGCTAATTATGTTCCAAATTATGAAGATTCTATTTATTTAAGTAAATTGACGGGTTTAAGCACAACTACTCCTATATTCAATACATCACAAATGCAAAGTGGATTTTGTAGTTATTTTGAAAACGAACCAGATAAAAAAGAGAAAGCATGTAACCAACTACAACCGAATGAATGTGCATCTACTGATTGTTGTGTTTTATTGGGAGGAGTTAAATGTGTTACTGGGACAGAAAATGGTCCGCATTTCAAAAGAAATTATGGAGATATGTTTATAAGAAACAAAGATTATTATTTTTATCAAAGTAAATGTTTTGGAAATTGTCCATAAATATATAATATTATATAATATTATATATGAAAGGTAAAAGATCGAAAAAAATCAAAATAAAAAATAGACAAACTCGGAAAAAAAAAATACCTATAAATATAAATGGAAAAAGATTACCAATTCAACATGGATGGATTCGTGTAAAGATATATGGAAATGCATTTGAACGAGGATTTGCACATGGATATTTATTAGCAAAAGAATTACAAGAAATTTTGGAATCATTTCCATTCATTATAAGAGAGAATATGAAAATCGGTTATAAAAAATACGAGGCATATTGTAAAGACAAAATAACACCTGAAATTCAAAAACATTTTTTAGAGTTTTTCGAAGAATTGCAAGGAATTTCTGCAGGGGCAATCGCTGCTGGATATCCACATATTTCATTGGATTTCATTATTGCTTGGAATTCCTTTTTAAGCACATATACTATTTTTCCAGAGAGGTGTAGTTCTTTTATAACTATAAATGATGGAAATATAGTAATGTCGCACAATACTCAATCCGATTTTCTAACAGGACAAACTGCGAATGTTATTTTGGAAATATGTCCTTCTATTGGAAATCGTATGATATTACAAATATCGCCCGGATTTATTTGTAGTGGTATGGATTGGTTTATAATAGAAAATGGCATTATTGGATGCGAATCTACCATTGGAGATATAACATATACTCCTCATTTTGGAGCTCCTTTTTTCTGTCGTATTCGACAAGCAATGCAATATGGAAATTCTCTAGATGACTATGTAAAAATAATGTTAAAAAACAATGCAGGAGATTATCCTTGCACTTGGCTTTTAGGAGATACAAAACGGAAAGAAATCATGCAATTTGAAATTGCTCAAAAATATCATTCTGTTCAAAAAAAAAAAGAAGGAATTTTTTATGGAATGAATAGTGCACATGATTCTAGAATTCGTAAATTAGAAACGAATGATACTGATTATGGAGATACAAATACTAGTAGTGGAGCTAGAAATATGCGGTTACATTATTTACTTTATGAAAAATATGCAGGAAATATGACAATTGAAAATGCAAAAAAAATCATAGCAGATCATTACGATGTATATTTAGATAAAGAAACAAAAGGAAATAGTAGAACTATATGTAAACATACCAATCTAGATGCCGAATATGGGAAAAGAGACGCATATTATCCTTTTGGTTGCACTGATGCAAAAATAGTAAATTCGCAAATGGCAAAAAACATGTCTTTTATTGGACGTTTTGGAAATTCGTGTGGAACGGAGTTTAATGTGCGTAAATATATAGAGAAACATCCAAGATATAAGAAATGGGAAAAATATTTGAAAAATATGCCTTCTCAACCGTGGATTGAATTAAAACCGATATAAAGTAAAAAATTGATATAAAAATATATATCTTATTCTATCAATAATATATATTTATAATAATGTCTGCCAATCTAAAAATCGAAAATATATTAGAAAACGATTCTATTCTTACCTTTCGTTTATCGGGAGTAGATAGATGTTTTGCAAATGGGTTAAGACGGACTATTTTAACGGATATTCCAATGGTAGTTATTCGAACAGAAGATACAAAGGTAAATCAATGCGTTATCAAGAAAAACACATCGAGATTACATAATGAAATTTTGTTACAAAGAATTAGTTGTATACCGATTCATGTAAATGATCCTGATTTTATAGATAAACATCAATTAGAAATCAACGTAAAAAATGACGGGGATGAACAAGTAGTTCGAATGGTTACTACCAAAGATATTCAAATACGTCATAAAGAAAACCAACAATTATTGTCAAATGAAGAGGTGCGTGCTATATTTCCACCAAATGAAATTACGCAACATTATATTGATTTAGTTCGTCTAAGACCAAAAATAGGTATTACTATACCAGGTGAAGAATTATCATTAGTCGCTAATTTTTCGATTTCAAGTGCAAGAGTAAATAGTATGTTCAATGCAGTTACAATATGCACCTATGGATATACTACAGATATTATTAAAGCAAAAGAAATATGGGATAAAAAGGAAACCGAAATGAAAGATCAAGAAAAAACCGATGAGGATATAGATGATATGAAAACAGATTTTTGGAATTTAGATGCCCAGCGATATTATTTACCAAATAGTTATGATTTTGTAGTGAAAAGTGTAGGAGTATATGAAAATAAAGATATTGTGCATAAAGCATGTTCTTTCTTAATTAGTAAATTCGATAAATTCGTTTCTTCTCTAGAAGAATTATTGATTCCCATTTTAGAAAGTAATGATTCTAGAAAACACGGATACGATACCATTATAGAATCTACCATGCAAAATAGTTACGATATTATCTTAGAAAAAGAAGATGATACTTTAGGAAACATTCTATCTTTTATGATGTATGATTTATATTATAACGGAGAGAAAGAATTATCATTTTGTAGTTTTAAAAAATTTCATCCACATGATTCTTTTGGAGTATTGAGAATTGCTTATCAAAAACCAACTGAGAAAAACATGGTTCAAATTCATTTAAATAACGCACTTACTCAATCTAAAAAAATAATAGAAGAAATACGTAGAATGATGAAGTAAATAATGTTTACCGTAATATACTAATAAATATCATATCTTATTTTTTTTTAGATAGATGATTTTCCATCAATAAATTATATTAGCATAATAATATAAAAAATTGAAATGTTTTCTTTTATATTCATCAATTCAAAATAAAAGAAAACGATCATGGATAGACATATTAATAAGAAAATTAAATCTTATATTAGCGACCTAAAGGCACATATAAAAAAAAAAACAATAGAGATGTTTCCAGAAATAGAGGAAACTAGAATGAATGAATATTTACAAGATATATATAATTACGAATGTTTAGTTTTAACCAAAGAAGATGTTTCGAAAAGAAAAAGGATTAAAAATTGTATTCCTGGATGTAATAGGTGTATAGCTAAACGAGCGAACGGAGAACAATGCACTCGAAAACAAAAAAAAGGATATGAATATTGTGGGACGCATGTAAAAGGAGTTCCTCATGGAATTATTTCAGATAATGATCCAACTAACACCGAAATCGAAATAATAAACGCCGAAGTATTTGCAAAAGATATTCACGGTATAGTGTATTATATAGATCAATACAACAATGTATATAAGACAGAAGATGTATTAAACGAGAAAAAAAACCCGGAAATTATTGCTAAATGCGAGATAATAAATGGCGAATATAGTATTCGTAAATTCGGATTGATTTAGACAGAAGGATCTGTATTTCGAATTTTACGAACAATTGTTTCTTTGATTGTTTCTTCTCGATTTTGATAAATATAATCATTCAATGCAATTACTTCTTCTTCTTTTAATTGAGGATGATTTGATAAAATCATAAATAATCGTTTTTGACTCAATGTTGCACGTTTTTTTTCTTTTTTATATTGAATTTGACCATCTTTTATATCAAAATTATCAATTCCGTGAGATTTCATCATATTCATCATTTCAATATTTACATTATTTTTTTCCTTTTTCATTTCTTTGGCCGTTTTATTTAATTGATTTATTTGATTATCTAATTGCACCCATTTTTTAACAATATCTACTAAAGCGTCTTTAGAACTCATGTTAGGATATATCTATAATTACGTATATATATATTTAGATAATATACGACGAAAACAAAAAAAAATTTTCTTATAGAATAATAACAATACTAAATATATGATATTTACAAATGTTAGATCTCAAAATTCTTATATTGGAAATAAAATCCAACAGTCTAGGAATATGCACTCGAGTGCGAATGCAAATATTTTTTCCATTATAAAATCAAATAATAATAGATCTATTATTTCAGTTCCTCCAAAACCAATTATTAAAGAAGAACCTAAACCTTCTGCTAAAATGAAATGGGGTCAACCAACTTGGTATGTTTTACATTGTTTAGCCGAAAAGGTAAAAGAAGAAGCATTTCCATCTATTCGTCAAGAATTATTAAATATAATATATATGATTTGTGCGAATTTACCTTGTCCAGACTGTGCAACTCATGCATCTGAATATTTAAAGACAATTAATTATAAAATGATTCAAACAAAAGAGCAATTAAAGAACATGTTATATAGTTTCCATAATACAGTAAATGCAAAGAAGAATATGCCTATTTTTCCTAGAGATGAATTAGAAATAAAATATAAAAATATGGATTTTATATCCACTGTATACACATTTATGGGACATTTTCAAGATAAACATAAAAGTGTGAGAATGATTGCCAATGATTTTTATCGATCACGTATAGCAGAACAAATTAAAATATGGTTGAAGAATAATTTAATAAATTTCAATCTATGAATCTGGATCAGGGGTGTCTGTGCATATAAACGTTTGATTCGATGGTTGTAAACACATTTGAGCATTACTTCCTATAATAAGATATTGATATTGAGGCATTCTAGTTTGAACAATCCACGACCATAAAATACCAATCCCTGCTGCACAAATAAAAGATACTGCACAAGATAACACAGGATAACAATTATTTGTTACATTCCAAAAAAAGTCAGAACAAATTAAAATAGGAAAAATAATTAAGGTTGGGATATTATTGGAAGCTAAATTATAATGAGCTATACTCCATACTAAATATGCAAATGTATAACATAATATCGCCAAACCTAAAGGAACAGCTGAAAATGAACTAAATCCACCTAAGGAAAGAAAATTACAAACTCCAGATTCACTTGGAGAAAAAGAATTACCTAGAAAGCTTTTAATTGTATTACCTAAAATCATTGTAACTCCTAATGTGAATACTAAACCTACTAAATAAATCAATCCTTTCATATCATTGTTGAAAATAGAACTAATGGAGAAAAAACTAGCAATGATAAAAGGAGATAATCTAAAAAATAAGTAGGTAAATGTAAATAAATTTGCTTCCATTGTATAAAGTTATTATATATGTATACATTTTTTCTTATTTATTAAAATAATATAAAATGTTTTTAGTAAATAATATAAGTTGAAATGGGAGTTCCAAGTTATTTTGCATACATAATTAAAAATCATCTAAAAATAATTCGTAGAATGCAACAGTTGATTCAATCACGTATTGAATTTAAGCGTTTATATATGGATTGTAATTCAATATTATACGATGTGTTTCATAGTATAAAAGAATCATATGATGATGAAAATGTATTTCATAAAATCTTATTAGAAAAAACAGTTTTAAAAATAGAAGAATATATTCAACAAATACAACCTGAAGAGATTCTTTATATTGCATTTGACGGAGTTGCTCCATTTGCTAAAATGGAGCAACAGCGGAATCGTAGATATAAATCCGCATTTCAATTACAAATTACATCTAATATACAAAATAAATCAACCAGTATTTTCACACCTGGAACATTATTTATGCAAAAATTAAGTAAATATATAAATAATAGTTTTTTAGAGAAAGAAATCAAATATAATGTGTCGAAAATTATAATTGCTACGCCATTAGAACCTGGTGAAGGAGAGCATAAATTATATGAACATTTGAGAAAATATCCAGCAAATGATTCTAAAATTGCAATTTATGGACTGGATGCAGATTTAATAATGTTATCTTTATTTCATTTGAATTACACTGAAAATATTTATGTTTTACGCGAAGCACCTGAATTTATGAAAAGTGCATTGTATCCTGAAAAAACACAAAATACAAACAAAAACACGAATGAATTATGGAGTATAGATATTGCCCAATTAGGTAGATCCATAGCGAATGAAATGTCATGTAGTTATCCAGATAATCATCGTATGTATGATTACGTTTTTCTTTGTTTCTTTTTAGGTAATGATTTTTTACCACATTTCCCAGCATTGAATATTCGAACTCATGGAATACAACGATTATTAGATGTTTATCGACAATGTATTGGAAATAAACCCAATACTTTTTTAATTAGTAAAACATTTCCATTATCAATTCAATGGAAAGAATTGAATAGATTTATCGATCAGTTGGCAAAATACGAACATGAATTTATAATACAAGAATATGAAGTAAGAAAGAAATGGGAGTATTTAGGAAAAAAAGGAGAAGTAGAAATTCCCGATTTTATAAAAGATGTTGATTTATTTGAAGAAACAATACAAAATTCACCGGTTATATTTAGACAAGAAGAAACATATATTTGTCCTTCTGAAAAAGGATGGGAAGATAGATATTATTTACGGTGTTTTCATAAAGAATATAAGAAAAAAGATATTTGTGTGAATTATTTAGAAGGATTAGAATGGGTTTTTAAGTATTATACAAACGGATGTGCAGATTGGAAATGGAAATATCATTATAATTATCCGCCGTTATTGAGAGATTTAAGTCCGTGTGTTCCCAATTATAAAATCGATTTTATAAAACCAAATAAAAATGTGCCTGTTACTGCTAATGTGCAATTAGCATATGTTTTACCTAAAAATCAGCTCCATTTATTACCTGATATTTATTATACTTTTTTATTAGATAAATATGGAGATTTGTATCCTGACAAAAATTATAAATTTAAATGGTTATTTTGTCGATATTTATGGGAATCTCATATTTGTTTACCAGATATTCCAATAGAAGAAATTGAAAAAGATTTTGGAGTTTTATTTTTTTTACATGGATATTAAATATTTAGGCATATTTTTTACATATATTATTTTCTTGATTTATTTTTATTATTTATTCTAATGTAAAAAATCAAAGTAAAAATTATGGTAAAAATAATATTTTTACTATAGTATATATTCATTTAAACCAATGTTTTCTCGGTTCGACTATCGTTCAAATCCATATGTTTATGGTAATAGATATGGCTATGGACATGGCTGTGGATATGGGTATGGCTATGGCTATAATCAATATTATGGTCCATCCTATTATAATTACGGTCCACCTCCTTCTCCTTTACCATATTTATACCCTCCTATTCTCGCACCACCAATTACACCTTTACAATTAGCTTATCAACAGAATTATTTATATTAAAATAGATAATTTGATATTACATCTTTTCTCATTTAAAACGCCCAATTTTAAATGAAATTTCATAAATATTTCTTTTTTGACTTGTTTTTTCTGGATTTCTTATTCTTTCGCTTACGATTTGTTTTTCGTTTGCCTCCAGCTGAATCTTTCACTATTGTATTTTCTTTTGCATAGATAGGTATAAGAGTATTTATATCTGTTACTATTGCTTTTAAATCTTTTATTTCTTTTTCTAGCTTGGCTTTACTATCATCAAATGTTTTTTTATCAATGTCACTAGGACCAGAAAAATAATTTAATATTTGTTTGTTTGTCTTTATCGGTTTTATTAATTTCAAGTTTTCATTTTTTTTATTAATTTCTGTTTCTATTTGTTTCTTTTTATCTGCCAAATTAAGATTTTTAAATTCTTCATCTGTTTTTAAAATGTTTCGTATTTTTTTGTATTTTTCATTTTCTAATGTATTTATTGTAGATAAATAGTGTATTCCACTATGAGGATCATTTTTTAAATCATCTGATATTGTTTGAATTGAATTCTGATATGCTATATCTTCTGGTGTGCCTTCTTCATAATTTAATCTTTTGTTAAGTTCTGTTTTTAAATCTTTTGTTAAGTTCTGTTTTTAAATCTTCTAAATCAAAATTCATATATACATATATATAATATTTAAAAAATGAATGTTTTAAATGATAAAAGGCGTTTTTACGCTAACTATATTATTAGAATTTTTTTACACCTTTTTACATTTCAAACGCCGATTATTTATAAGTCTATTTTTATAAATAATTACTTGTAATTTTTCGTTATTTTTCTTGTTTTATTCTTTGGAACATATTTTTCTGGTCTTTCATAAGCACCCTTAAATATATTTTCATACTTTTCCTTTGGAATTTCACTAATTACTTTCTTTATATTTTCCTTTAAATTTTCATATTTCAATCCTTCTAGTTTTTGTAATCTTGATTTTAGCATACTAAAGTAATTTTCTATGGAATTTGTGAAATGTTGATAAGGAACAGCATATAATATATTATTATGTTTATTTACTAATGCTTTTATTTTTTCATTTCTATGACTACTCGCATTATCTAAAATAATTAACTTATTCCTTAATTTACTTGTTATATTTTGTTCTAGAAAGTCTATTAATCTATCTGTATTTATACCTCCTTTTTCATATAAATCCCAATCTATAACACCATCAACCGAAATCGCAAATATTCCTGTATATTTTTTGAATACTTCTTGTGATTGAGTTTTTATTACACATCTCTTACCTTTTCTACTATAACAATGATTTCGTTTTTGTAATGATTTTATACTTGTCTCATCAATACAAATAATATCTTCTATTTTGTATTTCTTCACTTCTTCATAAAAATCTTTTATTTTATGATTAATGTTAATTTCTTTACCAAAACGCAAAGTAGGTTCGTGTCTAATTCTAGTAAGTTTCAAAGAAATATTATTATCTTTTATTACCCTAAAAATTTGTGTAGTAGATAAATCAACACCTTTATATTTATCTTTAAGTTTTTGATTTAATTCTTGTAAAGTAGATGTTTTATTTTTCTGTAATTCATCTAATAAGAATTTAACATATTCCTTTTTGACTTTATAAGCAACTGGTTTTATATAATGAATATCTACATTACCATCTTTCTTATATCGTTCAACCCAACGCATTAAACTTCTAGGAGAACATTTAAAAATTTTACATACTTCTTCTTGTGTTTTATCTTCTACTAAATAATAATTAACAGCAGTTTCCTTATAATCTTTACTCTTATGAGTAGGCATATATAATATTTAATTATAAATAATTATTGTATTCTTCATTTTCACAAATATAAATATTATTTATGATTTCAGGTTCATTGATAATATTTTGAATAGCATTTTGTAGTTTTTTTAACCATTCATTTTTATCATTTAATACATCATCTTGTAATAAACGAATTATAGAATATCCATTATCATTCGCACATTTTTCTTTATATATATCCGTTTTTTGTTGTTCTTCTGGTGTTTTCCAATTCATTATTTGTTTGAAATGTTGAGGACCATCTAATTCAATAATAATTTTTAGATTTGGAATACAAAAATCATAAGGCAAATAACTAATATTTTTACACCATTCTTCTCTTAATTGATAAATTAAAGATGGATATATTTCTTTCATAATTTTATAAAATTTTCCTTCTGTTTTATTATTACAAAAAGGACACCAATAACCTGTTTTTATATTATATAATACACTTTCAAATTCTATATCACATTTATTACAATTAAACCAATATTTATTGCTATCTCCTTGAAATAAATGTCTTGGATTTTCTTTATTTTTAGAACACCAATAAATTACTTTTTCATGAGAAGCAAATGATTTATTATAACAATCTATACAATCATTTTCATAACACATTTTTTTATTAACACAATACGGACACCAACCATCTTTTTTTCCAGTAATAGCATGAATATCTTTTTCAAATTCATGACTACATATATTACAATTAAACCAACATTTTTGACCACTGCCTTTAACTATTTTTCGTGGTGAAATATCATTTGTATTTGACCAATATTTTGCTTTTTCGTGTGAAGCAAATGACCGATTGAAACAAAATATACAATCTATATTTTCGCATAATTTATAACTATTACAATATGGACACCATCCGTCTTTTGATATACGTTTTATTTGTGTATCAAAATCATGATTACATTTATCACAATTAAACCATATTTTTTTATCACCATTTTTCATTACAAATTCTGATTTAAGTTCATTTTTATCACTCCAATATACTGATTTTTCATGTGAAGCAAATGATTTATTATAACAATCACTACACTCTTTGCTACCACATAATTGTTTTTGTGGAACACAGCAATATGGGCACCATCTACCATTTGATACATGCGAAGGATTATTTATAAATTCATGATTACAAGTATTACATTTAAACAAATATTTTTTTGCAGTAACTTTGAAAACTTGTCTAGGCGTTACATCATTTTTACTTGACCAATACTTAGATTTTTCATGTGAAGCAAATGATTTTTGAAAACATAAATTACATTCATTATTTTCACATAATTTCGTATTTGAACAATAATTACACCAACCTCCTCTTGTTACGACATTTAATTGTATAAGAAATATATGATTACATTTATCACAATTAAAATAACATTTTTTATGACTACCTTTACTAATTTCATTTGGTTTTAATTCATTATTATCACTCCAATATTTGGCTTTTTCATGAGAAGCAAATGATTTATCAAATGGTATTATAGGCATACATATAATTATGTAATAGTTTTATATAAATATAATATCAATTTAATAATTAAATCTATATAAAAATATATTCATACCTATTAAGTAATGAATGAAACAGAATTATATGAAAAAATAAAAATATTAGAAGAAGAAAATACAGAATTAAAAAATAAACTTAAAACTTATACAGCACCTACTCGTAATAAAAATTATTACGAAAATCATAAAGAAGATATTATACAAAAATCTAAAGAATATAAGGATAATCTTGCTCCTGAAAAGAAAAAAGAATACGCAAGAAGAGCATACTTAAAGAAAAAAGAAAAGATGAAAATTATTATTGAAAATCAAATAAATTAAAAAATTATATATTAATGCGTATTAATATATAAAGAAAATATATTTAGTAAATATATAAAATGAAAAAGAAAAAACTTAAGGAAGTTTTCCAAGAGTTTAGGAATAATGATAAATCCGCTTACAAGACTTTCAAAATTCCTTTGAAATCTATTTTACTTAATCGTGAATCAGTCCAACCTGTAATTAGTCATTTAGTTTTTGAAATGAATGATTTAGTAATTCATACTTATCAATTTATTCGGTTATATGTTTTACATCAATATACTAATAATCTTCCTTTACCAACTATAAATGAAACCTTTATTTTGTATAGTATCAAATCTTTAGGCACTCGTGATAATAGAGGTAAAAAAGGTAAAGATACGGAACTTTTGGAAGTTTTAGAAACTTTTTATCAAAAGGAGTATCAACCTTTATTAAACCATCAAAAGACAAACCTGAAAAATACTACTTTTTTACTACCTTATTTAGCAACACAAATCCATACTTCCTTGAATAATAATTTACAAGAACATTTCATTCAACATTTTTTGAGATTTATTAACAAAACTACAAATGAAATAACTGAAGATAAATCAACTCTATTTCAATTCAAAAAACATTTATTTGATTTGAGTGAAACCGATACCATTTTTAATGAATGGAAAGAAATACATTTACTAAACATTCTCCCACAAAATATCAAGAAATCAATCCATTATGATGTAAAAGTAAGACCTTTTGAATATTTGAAGGGTATGTTGTATATGAATTCTGTATTAGAAAAAATGGAAAGTAAATTATTTCAGCCTTTACCATTAAGAAATAATATTATTCCAAAACATATTATTATGGATACTGCTACAATCATTAATATGTTTTCACCAGAAAAAGATAAGGAAGGAAAGAAAACCAAAAAAGGTGAATTATTAAGTAATGTAAAAGAAAACCAAACAGAAATATGGAATAATTTTCTAAATACAAAAAATAAAATTTTTAAGAATAAACATTACCAGTTTCATAATCAAATACAAACGGATGGTATTTCTTGTTGTCTATTATTTATTAGAAAGGATTTGAAAGATAAAAAATGGGGTTCTAAAGTTCCTATTTTACAAGAACAAGATTTTCATAATATAGAAGATTTATCCAAAGAACAATTAGAAACATTAAGAGAAAGAAATATTGTTGGTTGTGACCCTGGAAAACGCAGTTTAGTTTATATGATGGATAAAAATGGTAAGAAATTACAATACACAGCACCACAAAGAAAAAGGGAAAGTAAAGCAAAATGTAATCAGCGAATTTTATTACTAGAAAGGAAAAGAAATGGAATTATTGAAAAGGAAACACAATTATCCTTTCAAAATAGTAAATCAGTAGATTATGAAAAATTCAAATTATTTCTTGTAGAAAAAGATAAATTAAACAAGGAAACCATAGAATTTTACAAAAAAGAAACTTGGAGAAAAATGAAATTTAGACAATATAGTTATGGTAAGAAAAGTATTGATATATTCCTGAATAAAATAAAAGAAACATTTGGAGAAAAAATTCTAATTGGTTATGGAAATTGGAGTAGAAGCACCCAAATGAAACATTTTATGCCTACAATGAATAAAGGTTTAAGAAAATTAATTCATAAGAAATACGATACAATTACAATAAACGAATGTAATACAAGTAAAAAATGTTGTGATTGTAATAAGGATTTAGAATATTACAAGGATAAGGAAGGTAAAAAGGTATTTCGTCTGTTAAAGTGTTCTGATTGCGTGAGTTGCGAAAACAAAAAAATCGTATTCAGAACACGAGATGCTAATTCCTCAATAAACATAATGAAATTAACAAGTTATTGGATAGAAAAACAAGAGCGACCATTATGTTTTCAAATTTCGTCTTTCACTTCTTCAAGAATAAAACCAGAAGAAGAAAAAGTAAGACCATCGTAGGTGAAATTCCTACTATTGATTTTACACTTTTTTATTTTTTTTGCTGTTAAAATCGGCGTTTGAAATGTAAAAAGGTGTAATAATATACCTAAAATAAATTTTTATTTATTGAATTTGGTAATCCGTGACCAAATAAAATCATATAAATCAATACAAAAGCCGCTAATAAAATACTTCGATTTTCAGCAACGATTTGTTTTTGATCAAGTATATAAATCATAAAGAGGTATAACAAAATACCTATAATTGCTGAGTGCAATACCATCATTCGTCCATTTTCCATTGTATATATAATACTAACGGATATATTTTCCGGCTCTTGCAAAAGAATCGACAATATAAATAACGAAAATGCCTAAAAATGTATATAGAATAAATTCTTCAGTGATATGTTTAGTAGGTTCATGTTGTTGTTCTTCTAATAAATGAATAATATAGTTCATTTTTTCATTAAATTTATCATGTTGAACAGGTGCAATATGTTGTGAATTTACTGGTTTGTTATAGTAAGGAGTTTCCCCAATTCTACTAGAAGAAGTGTAAATATCTTTATAAGATCCAAAAGAATTTCCTAAATAAGAATCGTTCGTCGCAAAAGAAGGAGCTATTGATTTCACAACTTGATTTTCAGACGGAGGTGAAGAAGCAGATTGTGAAAGTGAATCAGAAGGTGGATTGAAATTAGCGAGAGGAGTTCCATCATTTTCAGTTTTAACAGATCCAATATTATTGATCATTTCTTGAACTTTAGCAGATCTAGAATTAGAATCATCTAAAGAATAAGGACTCAATGACTGAAAGTTTTCTCTATCTACCGGATATTCATCTGAATCATCTACATCTGGATCCTGTAAATTTGTTTTTTTCAATGTTTTATTATTACGATTACCATTACTAGCTATAGTTGAAACTCGTTTTCGAATGGTAGAATTATTTTTATTTCCATTTTCATAAGGGGATGCGTATGATAATAATCCAGATGACATATGCTTTACAAAAACAATATATTTTTATTATATTGTTATAGTAGATTAGTTCCCTAAATGTATTTAATTATATTATCCGTTTTCATTTTATTTTTATTATTCCCAAATGAAGTATTTTTATACAGTGAAACTATTTTAGGAAAAATGATAGCTGTCCTTATTATTATTTACTGCACCTATGTAAATGTAATTTACGGATTGTTTGTATGTATTTTAGTTATTTGGTTTTATCAAAGTGACATGTTAAATAAGTTTCATTCTAATTATAATGAATATTTTACAACATTACCACCATTAACTCCGCAAGTAGTTTATGTTCCAAACCAACCAGATGTAGATGTTCAACCTATCTTAACTACAAATGCTTTACCTTTAGATAAAGTATATCCAGAGGAAATTTCACCGGTAAAAAAAGAATCTGAAAAAATATTTAGAAATGAAAATTGTAGTGAAAATTTAGAATTAATGTATAAAAATAATAAGATTATTCACAAAGAATATATATCTCAAGTATTTCCGAAAATATCTTTTTTAGATGATATTCCTTGTAATCCTTGTGACGATACTTGTAGATTTCGATTAGGTAAGCTTAATAAAGAAATAGAATTGATCCCTAAAGATACAAGAGGTAACAATACTTCTATATGGGAATGGGCGCAATCGTGGTTTGTCGAAAAAAACGAACCACATGAAGGAGTTGGTTATGTTTCGTCTTATTTATCATAGAAAAATATATCTACATATAATAAACGCGAATATGACTAAAGAAAACGATAGTGCAATTTATAAAATGTTATCCTTTTTACATAATCATTTAAAAGTAGTAAATGATAGTAAAATTTTTGCAGGTATTATGATTATAATATTGAATATTTCTTCTAAATTCGTGAATGTGAAATTAAGTAAAACTATGGAATCTTATTTAAAAAATACATTTAGTAGACAATTATTGGTTTTTGCAATTGCTTGGATGGGAACACGAGATATTTATGTAGCATTATTTATAACTGCATGTTTTGCTATATTAATCGACGTATTATGGAACGAAAATAGTTCATTTTGTATACTTTCCGAACAATTTACAGAATATCATTTATCTTTAATAGAAGAATCTGAAAACTGTAATCATTTTACTAAAGAAGATGTAGATAAAGCAATGCATATTTTAGAAAAAGCGCAAAAAATAGTGAATATGTCTAAACAAGATTCTGAGATAATGAAAGATAAAGATAAAAGAACATATCGAAATCAAACATCCATATAAATTTCTATAAATAATATAATATCTTATTAATTATAGAATATGAACATTGATATATATCAATTAAAAATAAAAATAGTATCTAAAATTCCAAATTCACCATTAATAGAATTAACTAGTAATATCTTATATTCAGAGACAAAAACATCGAGTATAACTCTATCTGAATATCCTTATTTTACAGATAGTAAACTATTCCCAATAAACTATTTACAAAATTTAAAATACGAAGAATTATTGAATATTTTTTTTAATAAAGAGACATTTACAAAAATGATAAATAACAACGGTAACGACAAAGAAAAAGATACAAAAAATAATAAAACAAAAAAAAAAAAAAGTATTGTGAAAAATATAACTATAGATTCAAAAAAAAAAGATACGAAAAAAGCGGATAAAAACAAGATGAAATTCCAGAATTTTAATTATATGTTAGAATTATTATTCCCAACATATTTTCCATTAGTCAATAATATAAGAACGTCTTTATCGTTTATATTAGATGATAATATTTCGAATATTCCATTTGAAAAAAAAAAATCAGCATTAGACTTATTATCAAATTCAATTTCATTAAAAGAAACAAGCATTCCATTTATATCAAAACAAAATGTATCTAATTTTTCATATTTGCAGGTTAATAATACGATATATACTATTACAAGTGTGATATGGATAAATGATGTAATGAATCATCCCGTTTATAGAGAAATTATTAAAAAATATACGATTTATGAAAATTGGAAAATAAAATATGAAGAAACTCAAAATAAAAAGTATCAAAAAAATGAATCTGAAATTGTAAAAAGTATTAATAAATCAACTAGTCAAAAATTTAATCCTTTAGATCTAAGTAAAATATTAAAAAATATTAAAAAATTCATTTTGAATAATAATAATCGAAATAATAATCGAAATAATAATCGTAGAAATAATCGAAATGAAGAAGATTTAGACGAAGACGATGACTATTATAATAAATATAGTAATTCTTCTTTGAAAATATATATTTTACATCAATGTGAAAAAGCAATTTCTGAATTGTTAAAATATTTTGATGATTCTACACATAAATTTAAAGATAATACAAATACAGTTGAAATAAATCATTTAATAGTAGAGAAATTTAAATATATTTCAAAAGCATATCATGAATTTTATAATAAAGGATTATTTAATAGTGAAATAATTGGAGATTTAGAAAATATTAGTAATAAGATAGATGAATATAGTTTAAATCAAGAAATTTTATATAATTATCTAGGAACATTGAATTTTGAATTTTTAAATGAAAATATAGGTAACAATAAATATAATAAAAAAATGAATTTAATTAAAGATAAAATAAATAAATCATACCCAGAATTTAACGAATTTATAAAAACGATAAAAGATATGAAAAATAGAAGAATCGATAATCCGATTTGGAGACATACTATAACTAATATTATAGAAGGTGAAAATAACCATGATTTTGAGTCGATATGGAATATTATACAAAATTGTTATTCTACAGATAATAATGATGATGAAAGTGAAGAAGAAGAAACTATATATAAAAAAGATGAAATCCAGAAGAAAGAAAGAGTAGAAAAATTAAAAAAAGATGTCGAATTAAATAAAAAACAATCTGGTGGAATTACCATGAAAAATTGTAATAATAAGAATAATGAACTAAATGTGGGATTTGATATAATTCAAGATAAAGATACAAATTATGACAGTAAAAAATCAAATATAAAAACGATAGAAATATATTTACAAATGGATTTAATTGAAGGTAAAGTAACTAAAGATAATGTGTATTTTTTAAAATGTCCATATAATGATTTATATCTTGGAAATATGTATGAATATTTAACAAATCATGCGAATAAAGCATGGGATATATCAGAACAAAATTTCTTTTTTGATGGTAAAGAATTAATAAATAAATTTGAAAAAAAATAAAATATGATAATCGATTAAAATAAGAAATATAAATGCATAAAATTTTATATGTATATTTATTTTGCATAAAAACATGGTTTACCATTAACATATTTACCAACTTCATCTCCTAAATCTCCATCAAAACCAAAATCATATATTTCACCTTTATTTTGGTCAATTGTATAATATTTTTTTTTATTTATTACTACTAAAATATACTCCACTTCTTCTTCTTCCTCTTCCTCTACTTCAACTTCTACTTCCTCAACTTCCTCCTCAACTTCTACTTCCTCAACTTCCTCCTCAACTTCCTCCTCAACTTCCTCCTCAACTTCCTCCTCAACTTCCTCTACTTCTTCTACTTCTACTTCCTCTACTTCTTCTACTTCCTCCACTTCCTCCACTTCTTCTTCCTCTACTTCCTCTACTTCCTCTACTTCTTCTACTTCCTCTACTTCCTCCTCTACTTCAACTTCTACTTCAACTTCTACTTTTTTCTCTATTTTTGCAATATCTTTAACGGTAATGACTTCTTTCTCTACTTTAACTACAATATTTTTTTCTTTTTTTATGAATTCTGGTTTAATTATAATTTCTTCTTCTTCATTATCTAAATCAATAATATATGGTTCATCCGCTTCTAATTCAATAAACTCTACCTCCTTCTCCGAATCAACATCTACATCTGGATAATTACAATCTACAAAACAATCTACTGAAGGAGGTTTAATCATGATTTTTTTTAATTTTTTAATTTTTTTATTTTGTTTCTCTATTTTTTTTTGAAGAATTTCAATAGTTTTCGCCATATTTTTTTCCAACTGTTTGATTTCTTTTTTTAAACATTTATTATCATGAACTAACTTTGAATTTGTATCATTCTTACTTTGAATCAATTCAAAAACACTATTCAATATTTCAAAATCAGAATTAGACATTTTACTTTGTGAGAATATGATTAGACTATTAAAGATATATATTTATAAATCTTTTTATAAATATACTTTTCAATTTTTTGTGAAATAAACAAAAAAATACATTTATGTTGTGATTTTTTTCCATGAATTTGGACATAAATCATCTATTTTGTTATTTGATAACGCAGTACCAAACCATATACTTGGAAAACAAACTTTCTTATTCTCATAATTATTAAAATAAGCTCCCCACCAAGAAAAGGTGCTATTTGCAATAATATTATGATGACAAATACTCATAATTAAAACTTGTTTCCAGTCTACAATTTCATCGGATACTTTAATAAATTGTAAATTTTCATCTCTAAAATTAATTTGTAATTCTTTAATTTTTGGTAATACTATGACATTATCTGGTTTTTCACAAAAATACAACACTTTTATTTTTTTATGAGAAGGTAGAAAAGATAATAAATAATCTATTGATTTCCGATAATATTCTATAGGTAAAATAGGATAATAATTTGGTAATGTAATATAATCACCTAATCTAAAATGTAGACTAATAAATATAGTATTTTCATAATCCGTAAATAATTCATTTAAAAATTCTTCTTTTATATTTTGTTGTTGTTCTCTCAATTGAATCATTTTAAAAATGACATGTTGTTCTTCTATAAAATATTTATATGATTGAAAATAACCCAATAACATTAATGATTCATCTGTAGATGGAATTTCTGCATGATGAAAATTATGTTCTCTATAAGTAGGTATATTAGATAATAATTCCATATTTGTTTTTTTCCAAATCGAGTTTATAGTAGTATATATAGATAAATCAATTAAAAACGAATTCCAAAATGAATATCTATATGCATTCAATTGAGTTGTATATGGAAAGATAAAATACTTATTATTTCGAATCGCATATGAAATTGTTGCAAATATTTGAAATAATTGATTACCAAGTCCACCCATTATATTACATGTAACATAATACCTAGATGTAGACGTAGATATAGATATTGACATAGACCTAGTGTAATAAAAAGAATATCAACAAATATTTATATTTATTATTTTATATTTGTAGTTAATCCAAACTTTTCTCTCAAAATAGAATTTCTATTTAATCCAGATGGTTTTTCGCTTTGTTTTTTCACTTTATATTTTCCACCATTAGAATAAGTGGTTTTCATGAAATTATCATTTTCTTCATGTATTTCTGGTAAAATACGAGTTACTGGTTTATCGACAATTAACATCATATGTTGTGATTTTGTCAATTTACGGTATTCTTGGATAGTTAAACTACCATAATATTTTTCTAGAAAATAATACGGAACTAATGCAGGTTTAATACTTTGTTGATATTGATTTGGTTTTCCATAATAATAATTCATTAGTTGATAGGATTCTGTTTTTGCAGAATCATCCCAATCCATTTGTTTTCCAAATAAATAAGCCACTGCACATTCAGGACTACAGAAAGAACCGTGTCCATATATATCATTTTTAAAACCATATTGTAAAATATAACATTGATCATTATCGTAAGAATAAGTGCACCAAAAACAATCGGCTTTTTTATCTTGTAAATCATTTTTATAAAATTGTATTTTTAGTTGTTTAATTTTCTGATATTCTATTTCCGATAAATAATTATTTTCATTGGAACATTTAGAACAAATAACTGTAGCGGAATTCACGTTTGAAGTATTATTAATGTGAGTAGTTTCTACAACAGTGTCTACAATTGGTAAAGAAGAAATAGTTGGATCTGTATTATTTTCCCAATCTCCAAATATTTTTTGAGTATTTGTTTGTTCATATGCCATAATTTCAGTTGGAACATTCGGATTATAATTTAAATTATCGCAATTCCATAGATTTAAATTTGTCTGTATATATTCATCTATTTCTCGAATACTACATTTTAAAAGTAATATAATGTTATTCATTTTTACTGGATTATTACTAAGGGGGGTTAACGTTTCGATTATTTTAGCACCTTTTGTTTTTTTTTTATAAATAGTAGATAAATCTAATACATTATAATTACCAGGAGAAGGTATGGATAGGTTCTCATTATATTTTAATATATCATTTGTGTCTACAATTTTCTTACGTCTTCCTTTTTTTTTAATGATAGGGACTTCTTCGATCGCATTTTCCATTATGAAATGATTGTATGAGTTTTTTCCTCTATTCTTTTTTATATGTTTTTAGATATGTGTTTTTTTCAAAAAAATATAAAATGTTTTATTTCATTAATCTAACGAAAACATGAATATTTCTTTTTTCACAGATAAAAAAAAAGAAATCATTACATCAACTAAAAAACCAATACGCGAAATTACAAAAGAAAGTAGTCCGTGGTCAGAAAAATACAGACCTCAGGATTTTAATCATATTGTATTAGATCCCATCAATCGAAAAATATTTCAAAATATACTTGAAAAAAGAAAATTCCCACATATGTTGTTCTATGGACCACCTGGAGCAGGAAAGACAACATCCGTAGATAATTTAATACGTAAATATCAGTCATTATATAGTAAAGTAAATATGGAAAATATTATACATTTAAATGCGTCGGATGAGAGAGGGATTGAAGTGATACGAACTCAAATTCATCAATTTGTAAAATCAAAGAATATGTTTGAGATTGGATATAAGTTTGTAGTATTAGATGAGGTAGATTACATGACTAAAAATGCACAACAAGCATTAAAAAATTTAATTCAATCGTGTTTGAATAATGTCCGTTTTTGTTTGATATGTAATTATGTTTGTAAAATAGACGATTCTCTCAAAAATGAATTTATATGTATTCGATTCAATCAATTACCAAGAGAAGAAATATATTCGTTTATGCGAAATATAGCAGATAAAGAAAAAATCACTATAAAAGATGAATCCATTTATACTATACAGAAAATGTTTCATTCGGATATAAGAAGTATGATTAACTTTATTCAATTACATCAACATGATATTGAAATTGAAAATTGGTTAGTAGTTGATTCTATGTGGAATAAATTACATTTGTTATTTAAACATGACACAAATGAAATAATAACAAAATGGATTAGAGAAATATCAATATTGTGTAATTTGGATATTAAAACTATTATAAAATATTATTTTAATTATATGATCAAAAATTATCCTATGTATATTGTTCCTTCTTTTTTAAATATAGTTGAAAATATTGTTCATAATTACGATACTAATGTAGAGCATATATTATATTATTTTGTAAATCATATAAAAAAAGAATATGAAAATGAAAAATTAACATGAAAAATTAACATGAAAAATTGATATAAAAAAAAAATGATATAAAGAACAGTCATACTTTAGAATGACAACTATCGATGATGAATGGAATCAGTTTGTAACACAAATGAATAATACTAGTTCGGAATATATTATAAATTCATCTGTTTCGGAAATAAAAGAAGTCTCTATTCCAATTGAAACCAATTCAACATCTTCAGAATATGTTCGAAATAATTGCGAATCTTTGTATATATCTACCCAAACCAAAATTTTCTTCTTGAATATAAATACTCTGGATGTAGATAAAGTTTTTTGGAATATTCCAATTATGGAATATGGACAAGCGAAAATAGGTATTATAAAAAAACAAATGAGAATGATTTTTAAAACACCAGAAGAGTATACAGAATATACTTCACATTTAAAAGAATTACCATATTATACAGAAACCATTATTAAACAAATTAACAATCCAAATGCGCGTAAAATAAAATTTAAAGATGAACGTAAATTAACAATCGGTATTTCAAAAAAAGATATTATGAATTGTCACGGAAAAGAAAAAAAGGCATTTATCAATTGTTTTGCAATGATCCTACGAATTCCAAATCAAAAAAATGTATTTCATGAAGTTCATGTAAAAGTATTTAATACTGGGAAAATTACTATACCTGGAATTATAGATGATGATGATACTATATTAGATATTACAAAAAAATTTATTATTGATATTTTGCAACCCAATATAACAGAATCAATTCATTTAATTCCAGAAGACGAAATACCATTATTACGAAAAATTGTGAAAAATCAAAAAGGAAAATCTAATGTAAATCAAGTATTGTATGAAGAAGATGAAATAGAACCCGCTAATATTCCTAAAAATAGTCACATTGAATATATAAAACAACAATCTGGTGTATTGATTAATTCCAATTTCAATTGTGGATTTTATATAGATCAAATGAAATTAATGCATATTTTAAAAGAAAAATATAAATTAGAACCTACTTATAATAAATCTAATTATCCGGGCGTCAAATGTAAATTCTATTTAAATAACGAATTACCATTAGATATTAATGTTCAAGGTGGATGTTTATTGAAAGAAGACGAAGATATGACTGTAGGGAATTTAAAAAATGATAAAAAATATACGAAAATAAATTTTGTTGTTTTTAGAACTGGAAATAATTTAATTCTTGGAAATTTTTCTAAAAAAGTTCTATTATTTATTTTCGAATTTTTAAAAAATATATTAATGACCGAATACGAAGAAATAAAAACTTTACATGATGATCCAGTTAAAAAAATAAAAAATAATAAACCACGTAAAAAAACAATTTATTATACAAAAGATTATATATCTAACACTATATAAGAATAAATATTTGTATGTTTTATACCTTTTACATTTATAATGCCAATTCTAAATAAAATCTAGGTCCTTCTTTTTTATAACTATTACATATTGTATAATTATTATTATACATATAATCCTCTATTTCTATTTTATACGGTTTTCCCATTTCGTAGTTATATGTATTACATATTTTTTTTATATTTACATTTTCATCAACACAAAATAAATGAGTAATAAAATACAATTTCCCTCCCTCAAATGGTAACAATTTGGGAATATTATCACCAAAATTTTTAGAAAGTTCTTTTATAGATATTTTAAAAATATTTGCAGGTATCGTAACTGTGAAACAATTTACAAACATATATTATTATTATATATATGTTTGTATACATATTACCTCAATAAACAATCGACATTATAAATATAAAAAGGTATTTATACATCAATACTCACTCTTCTAGTAGGAATATTTATATCTACAATATAAATAGAATTTTCAGTCATAATGATATAATCTTTTCCAGCAATTCTATATACTTTTTCAATATAACTTGTATATTCTTCGGTATTACGAATCAACATTTTTTTTCCATCCTCGCGAATACCAATCATAACTGCTTTATCGAGAGAACTAGTCCAGTAATCTAATAAAATTGGTCTATCTTCTACAATGGATAATTTAGCAGCATTCTGTAGTGTTTTTATATCAGGTAGACGATGACCTTCGTCTAGAGAAACTTCACCTGTAGCGGCGGGGGGAGGGGAAGGTAGTTTATTTTTACTATCCATTTTTATTTATATAACAATATACATAATAATAATACATACTTTAAGTCATTTTTTCCTAAATGTGTTTTTTTCATTTTTATAAAATATCATTTAAAATCTGTATTTGAGATTCTATTAATTTTTCTGGAAATAAAATCTCAAATATGATTATTAAACATCCATTTTTTTGACCATCTTTGATCATTCCATATTCAGGAATTGGTCTTTTATCATTTGGCTTTATGACATGGGAAGTTGCAGAATGAGAAAGTCTTAATACCTTACCATTTAAATGAGGAATTTCAAGAGTAAATCCACAAAGTGCTTCTTTTAAAGATAATTTTTTATTATAAAATATATCCATTCCTTTTCTTTCAAAATGCATATTCGATTGAACGACTATATTTAGGTGTAAATCTCCTTTAATTCTGTCTTGAATAACATGTCCCATATCTTTTAAAATCATAGTTTCTCCACTATCTATTCCTCTAGGAACAGGAATATTGATGTGATCTTTTTCTAAATGTCCATTTCGACTTCTTTCGAAAAATATTTTGAGAGAAGGAATACCATGATATGCTTCTTCTAATGAAATACGAACTTCTTGTTGTATAGGATTAGGTTTAGTTATTACCGGAATATCATTATGAAAAATACGAATGTTTGGCATTCCTCCCATTCCACCCATTCCACCCATTCCACCCATTCCTCCCATTCCTCCCATTCCGCCCATTCCTCCCATTCCGCCCATTCCATTTGAAAACATCATATTGAAAATATTATGAATATCATCAAAATCATTCATGTTTCCAGATCCATGCATAAATGGATTTCGATCACCATGTTCTAAATTAAAATCATATTCTTGTTTTTTATTTGAGTCAGATAAAGTTTCATATGCTTCCGATATTTCTTGAAATTTAGTAGTTGCGTCTGGATTTTGATTTCGATCTGGATGGAATTCAAGCGATAATGTGCGATATGCCTTTTTAATTTCACTTTCATTTGCATTTTTCGAAATACCTAATATTTCATAAAAATTAGACATTTTTATATAAAATACATCATTAAATACATTATATATGGTTTTCTTTTATAAATAATATTCTTTTTAAAATAAAATAGAAGGATGTTTAGATAATAATTAAATGCAGACAGATCCAGAACCATTTATTTTAAAATATAAACCATATTTTTTAGATGATTTTGGAATGGACACTCATATGTTGAGTTCTTTGAAAACATTATTAGAACTAGATGATGTAAATTTATTATTATATGGAAATTCTAATTCAGGAAAAACTATTTTACTAGAAGCTCTTATTCGAGAATATTATCATTTAGGAAAAAAAGATCCATTCCCTGAAAATAATATTTTATATATTAATAATCTGAAAGAACAAGGAATTAGTTATTATCGTAATGAAATGAAAACATTTTGTCAATCTTGTAGTGTAATATACGGTAAGAAAAAAATGATTGTTATAGATGATATTGATAATGTAAATGAACAAAGTCAACAAGTGTTTCGTAATTACATTGATAGATATAATAAAAATATAAATTTTGTATCCGTTTGCACTAATATGCAAAAAGTGATTGAAAGTATTCAATCGCGGGTGCATATTATGCGAGTAAATCCACTAAGTAAAAAACAAATACAACATGTAATGGAACATATTATAAAACAAGAGAATATTCATATTTCGAATGAGTGTAAAGATTATTTAGTTTCGATTACAAATCATTCTATTAGAAATATGATTAATTATCTAGAAAAAATATATTTATTGGATGATTTAAATCTATCTCTGGAAAATTGTAAACAAGTTTGTTCTAATATATCTTTTCAGTATTTTGAATACTATATTGATGCATTGAAAAACAATGAATTATATAAAGCTATCCGAATTTTCTATGATATTTTTGAATATGGATATTCAGTCATTGATATTCTGGATTATTTCTTTATATTTGTCAAATCTACCAATAAATTAGATGAAAATACTAAATACAAAATCATCCCACATTTATGTAAATATATCACTATTTTTCATAATGTGCACGAAGATGAAATCGAATTAGCGCTCTTTACAAATAGTATATATCCTCTTTAGTAAAAAAAATAGATATAATTAATATAGATGTATATAGTAAATCCTTATTTTTTTATCATAAATGCTTAATTATTTATTTTTGAAACAAGTTCCCATTGAGTTGTTGATGGAATTACTAGAAAAGATCTGCATAAAAACAGATCGTTTCTATCTAATCGATATGAATGCATATCGTAAAATGATATTTTATCATTTACACGAACCGTTTTGTGTTGAATTAACTCCTTATTATCATCTTTCTAAAAGATATTATTTGACACGTGAAATGACCTATAATTCATTTACAAACATTGTTCGACAAATATGTAAGAGTAATATTCATCACTTTTATACTGAATTAAAATATGATTATTCTGTATACACTATTTTATATTTTATTTCGTTTTTAACAGAAACCAATCAGTCTGAGATTGAATCCATTTAGGTATTCAATATTCAAATTATATATCGAGAATCATTCTCCATCCGCTTCGAAAAATTTTTATCATAAACGAATTTGAATATTAGGGTAGGAAATAAAACACAAAAATAAAAAAGAATAGATTTTAGATTTTAGATTTTAGAAAATGTATAGTTATTTATACAATAACTTATATTATTTTATCGTAAAATAATATATTCGATTATATAAATTAAAAATATGAATGATTCTGTGACATTTTATGTTTTTGCAGCCGGATTAGTTATTCTAGCTAGTTTTGTAGCAAATAAATTCAAACAAACATTTTCAACAGAACATAGCAAAGATGAATATGAAATGGTGAAACAGTATCTTTTAAATGATTCTCCTCTATATGGATATAATCGACCAAAATTATGGATTCATTCAAAAAATGAAATAAACGCGAGAAAATGGAAAAATTTTCAATCTAGAAATACTACTGATTTAAATCAACCTTATTTATATCTAACCATTCAATCGATTGTAAATCATTGCGGAGATGATTTTCATGTTTGTTTAATAGATGATGATACCTTTCACAAATTAATTCCAACATGGGATATAGATCTAGTTCATTTAGCAGATCCAATGAAAAGTCATATCCGAAATATTGGTATGTTACAACTACTTTATTATTACGGAGGAATGGTATTACCAAATTCGTTTTTATGCACTAAAAATATGATAGATTTATATAAAAAAGGTATTGTCAATGACAAAGTATTTGTATGTGAAAATAATAATACTTATGTAAATATTCAGAAAGAAAAACATCGCACATTATTTATTCCAGATACTGAAATTATAGGTGCATCTAAAAATAGTGAAATTTTAACCCATTTCATTCAATATTTGAAATCACTTGTTCAAAATGGACATTTTCATTCTGAAAATGATTTTTTAGGAAGTAAAAATCAATATTGTTTAGATCAAATTCATAAAGGAAATATGCGTTTAATTAATGGAGAATTTATTGGAATCAAAAATCGTCATGGAAAACAAATAGTAGTGGACGATTTAATGGAAGACTCTTTTTTAGATATAGATAGCTCTAAATTATACGGTATTCAAATTCCGAGAGATGATATTTTACGTAGAACAAAATATCAATGGTTTGCTATTTTACCGATAAAAGATATTTTAGAATCAAATATTATTTTATCTAAATTTTTTAAAACATCTATGGTAGATAGTGCAGATCATATTTTACATAATTCTGATGCAAAAAGTATTATAGCAATATAGTGAATCAATCGTTCTATAAAAAAAGTAGATATGTATCTAGTATATAAAGGTAGATGCCAGAAATAATATGGACTTATTTTGTTTGTCTTATTATAATTATTATATTTGTCCTATTCTTTTATTATCCGATTTTCAAAGATAAAATAACAGAAGGAAATACCAATAAAGATACATGTGAATATAAATTACGAATAAGTGGATTATTATCTAAAATAACTCCTCCTTCTCTTAAATTATTTGGCATAAACATATTACAACCAATAACATCGATAGTAGATGGACTTAATCATATTATTGATATTGTAAATAAAGTAATTATTTTTATTGATTTTGTAGCAACTAAATTTATTACATGTTTATTTTATTATCTTTTAGATTGTTATGGAAAAATTTTGTGGGGATTATTAATGTCAGCGTTTAAATTTATTAAGATGAAAGATATTCCTATAGAAATATATAATTTCATAGATGAAACTATAGATGCTAATTTATATAGTTTATTCGGAATTCATCTCATTCATTTTCCAACAATAATTCAAAACCGATGTTATCATATTTTTGGAGATGGTAGAATTCAATGTTGGAAAAGTCCTTTTGGCTCAAATAAAAATAAAGAAGGGATTAATAATATTAATAATAATTTAGCTCAAAATATGTCTTTTTATCAATTATTACTTTTTATTTTATCATTAATTACCGGTGGTATACTGTTATATATATTCGTTTACTATATTATACAAGTGTTATTTAAACCAACTATTAAATGTGAAGGAGATGTCTGTCTGTAAATAATACCATATTATATTATATACATATAATATGGGGAAAAAGTGTATTCCTGGGTTATTTTGTATTGGAAATATGACATTGTTTCTTGTTTTTTTACTATTTCTATTTGTATTTTATATTTTTTTAAGGATAACGGATTTAGGAAAAAAAAATTCGTCTCCAATTATTGTGATGAATCCATATACCTTTCCGAGAGAAAATCCATTAACTAATTTATACGCACCACCTTTACAAAATGATATGGTTGTATTACCTCCAGTAGCAACTCAATCAACTGATGTGAATTATCGTCAAATTGGTATTCTTACCCGAAAACATGATTCTTCTGAAATTTTGCCATTAATGGGTCGTAGACAAATTAGATCTAGAAATAAATGGCAGTATTATACAATGACTGGTAATAATATACAGATGAAACTACCTGTAAGTGTAAATGGTAAAAGTTGCACAGGTGAATATGGTTGTGATGAAATATACAATAACGATACTGTATATGTAGAAGGTTTTAAGGATATTTTCATCGCAACTATTTATGAAAATAATTCATTTATATATAATCCATAAATATTTTTCTTTCAATATTGTAAACCATAATGTCTAAAAAAAGTTCACTCATTAGTTTAGATTATGATAATTCTAATAATTTAAATACAAATCCAACTGCAAAATATAATTATAGTGCAAATACTACCTTTTTTAATCATTTTCTCCCAAATATGGGTGGAATAGAATACTCTTATTATTCTACCACTCCGAATATAACAATAAAAACAAATGAAAAATTGAGAGATATTGGACAATATTATTCAAAACGATTAATAATTACAAGACAAATTCACGCGTTTTCTGATGTTAGTGTAAAAGATCTAGAATTAATTATAGAACATATACCTGACAAAAAAAATCTAAATCAAACAAATCTATATACTTGTTTTGGATTTAACACAGATGCAGAGAAACAGAATAATTCAGATGGGTTCACAACTTTATTTAAAGGTATCAATATAGATAATATAAATGCATCTATTACTAACACGAATCAAGCGAGTGTAGATAATTTAAAACAAAGTTATGTTCCTATACAATTTAATAGTGCTCTTATAAAAAATAAATCAAAAGATACAACAATAACACCAGATGCATTTTATTATTTAGATTCTAGTTTGAATATATTTATTGTATTTAATCGTCCTATCTCTATCGTTTCAGATCAATATAATATGTTATGTAGTGTTTTAAAACCAATTGCATATAATAAGATATTTGAAAAAAATACAAATTTACTACCAAATCCATCTGGTGCTATGTTTACTATACCTTTTCAAAATGGTAATTTACAAGATAATATTTCTAATTTAAAAGAAGGATTTGTCTCTTTACGAGAAGGAGCAAAAGGGCTAATGGGTAATTATGTGTATTGTAAACCAGCAGATAGTAGTAATGGAAATCATATAACTACTGCATCGATCAATGAACTCGCAAATAACTCTAAGAATAATGTTTTACTAAATGATATTACTATGGTATTAACATTGATGATAGTTCTATTCGCAATGTGTTTTATATCACCAATATGGTATATAAAAACAAACCAATATTTGAAATTCAATATTAAATATCTTTGGGTATTTCGTATTCTCTCTATTATATTTGTATTTGGAGGAGGTTTTATTGTAATTATATTATCTAGAACAGTTGCAGGTGCACCAGATTGGTTATTTATGGTTGGACTTATTATGATGTTGTGTTTTTCTTTGTTTTATTTAGTCGTTTTTTCATTTCAAAAAAACACTATTTATACACAAATACATGATATTATGGTAGATGAACCAGATAAAGATATAAAAAAAATAATTCATGATTTTTTATATAATCAATTCGGAGATCTTTAACACATAGAACCGTTACAGAACAATGGATCAGCAATTGGTTTATATGAAGTTTCTATATAAGTGCTTGAATCACTAACTCCAATTGGTGCCATTTTATATATCATTTCTTCTTCTAATGTTTCAACCTTTACTGGATTCATTTCCAACATTTTTTCGTCTTTCTTCTCTTGTATAGGTGGGGTGTAATCATATACATATTCTATTTCTTTATTAAATGTAGGCACACTACTTCTACGAATCAATTCGTATGCCGCTAATATTGCCAATATAGCTAAAATAGGAGTGGTATAGAAAAATAATGATACTGTTAAAATAAATACAATTGCTAATCCAAAACTAGAATTAATAATAGGAATCAACATTTCGGGAGTATTTATTGGAAAAATAATGTATATCACAAAAACAACAAATAAAAATATTTCTAAAGGGGATATGGATTTCAAATAATCGAGTTTCATTATTATATATTCTGAATGGATATTTTTATGTGAAAAATTGAAGTAGAATGCATGTATTTATATAGAAAATAAATACATACAAAATGAATCGTGCATTTTATCTGAAAAAGAAATCTAATCCTAAATCTAAATCCGATAAACCGGTTTCTTTTGTTCTTTCCAAAGATTATTGTCAATCTGTTTTAGAAAAAAATGCATATATTGGTCAACAAGGATTCACTATTTTGAAATCAGATATACATCCAGATGATTTATCCGAAATCAAAAGAATATTAACCGTTGAAACTGTTCCATCTTTCGCTGGACCAAAAACAGATGTCGTTTCTTTTCCGGTTTTTCGAGAGAATGAAAAGAAAATATATATTCCTCGATTCTTTGGAGAATCTCGGTATGGTGGAATTCCTGCTAAAATCGAATTGTCTTTAGGAGAATCCATTTCTGTTCCTTTTGTAAAATCCATCCGCGATTATCAAGAAAAAATCATTCAAGTATATTTAGACCATATTCATTTTTCTAAATCGGACGAGGGGTCTCCTCCTTCAGGTGGAGGGATTTTAGAAGTTCCTTGTGGACGTGGAAAGACAGTGCTTTCTTTAAAAATCATCTCTATTATCGAGCGAAAAACATTAATTCTTGTTCATAAAGAATTCTTAATGAATCAATGGATAGAGAGAATTGCGGAATTCTTACCGTCTGCTCGTGTTGGAAAAATCCAAGGACCTGTTTTTGATATAGAAAATAAAGATATTGTGATTGGAATGATTCAGTCTCTCTATGATCGCACATTTCCTCTAAATGCGTTTTCGTCTTTTGGTTTAACCATTATTGACGAAGTTCATCGTATTGCAAGTGAAGAGTTTTCGAAAACATTGTTTAAAACTATTACTAATTGTATGTTGGGTATTTCTGCTACTGTAGATCGTAAAGATGGATTGACAAATGTATTACATATGTTTATTGGTCCTAAAATATATACGGAAGAAAGAAAAGACGAAGATGTAATTGAAGTTCGTGCGATAGAATATTTGAATAATGATAAAGAATACAATGAAGTTGCGTATGATTATATGGGAAATGTTGCTCATACTACGATGATTTCGAAAATCAGTAATTTTCCACCTAGATGTCAGTTTATCGTGAAGGTTTTGAGAGATTTAGTTCATGAAAATCCAGAAAAACAAATCATGGTTCTCTCTCAAATCCGTGGATTATTAACATCGATACATGAACAATTAATTGTTGTTGGATTAGATGTTGGGTTTTATGTAGGAGGAATGAAACAAAAAGATTTACAAGCAACAGAAGAAAAACAAATAGTTTTAGCCACTTATGCTATGGCAGCAGAAGCATTAGATATAAAAACCTTGAATACCTTAGTTATGGTCTCTCCAAAAACCGATATTATTCAAAGTGTTGGAAGAATTTTAAGAACACGAGGTTCTGGTAAATTAATCGTTGATATGATTGATACCCATGACGTTTTTCAGAATCAGTGGAAAAAACGTCGTGCTTATTATAAAAAATGTGGATATGGTATTTCTTATGTGAAATCCGAAGATTATATTGATATGGAGATAAAAGATGCATGGAAACGAGTTTCTACTGCTACAAAAATAGAAGAAGAGGAAAAACCTAGATGTTTTATTGATGTTTCTGAAATTGATTTTGAGAGAAAAATAGTATAGTTATATTAAAAAAATAAAAACCGTTTCTTTTTAGAAACCCTTTTTTTTTGCTTTTTTCTTCTTTTATTCACTTTGGATTTACGATGATTTTTTCCACCTCTAGATTCAAATTGATATGTATTTCCACCTAAACTTGTAGAATATGGATCTATTAAAATTTTATTATTATAAGAAATTAAAGACATGAATAATATATATATTAATATATATTTTATTCATTGTAATAATATGTCCGAAAAAAACTGTCATTTTATTTCTTCGAGAGGAATTCTACATTCATGTGATATAAAAAGCGATATTCCTGTGTCTAGTATTCGACAATTATATCAGTATGACTGGACGAATTTATATGAAGGATGCACCGTATATATATGTAATTCTGCGATTCCTGCTTTTTCTTTGATAGTTGACCAACTTCCTTGTAGAATTATTTTGGTTTCTGGAGACGCAGATGAATGTTGTCCTATGGAACTCTTTTCTACTGAATTCGAATTTCAATTATTCATTGAAAATGAAAAAATCATTCATTGGTTCTCTCAAAACCTCATTATCTTTCATGATAAAATGACCAAAATACCAATAGGTTTAGATTATCATACCATGATTATTTCGGATGTATGGGGAAAATCAATATCCCCTTTAGAACAAGAAAAACAATTACTAAATCTTCGGAATTCTGCTCTCCCGTTTCATGAGAGAATACCGAAAATATATTCGAATTTCCATTTTTCTATTCATACGAAATTCGCTAAAGACCGAACAGATGCTATCTCTCAAATTCCAGAACATCTTATTTATTATGAACCATCTAGAATAGATAGATATGATACTTGGAAGAATCAATCTAAATATGCTTTTGTAGCATCTCCTCATGGTAATGGTCTAGATTGTCATCGAACATGGGAAGCATTTTGTTTAGGATGTATTGTTATTGTAAAAACATCTCCTTTAGATGAATTATATAACGATTTACCTATTTTGATTGTGAGAGAATGGAGTGATATTACAGAAAAGATATTACTAGAAACAATTGAAAAATATAAAACGATAGATTTTCAATATGAAAAATTGAGTTTAAAATACTGGAAAGATAAGATAAATTTAAATTAATTTAGCATGGTCCACGACAATCCTTTTTTTTTTCTCCAGTAAATTTTGCAAATATAGATTTTGGATAAATGACAATTCTAGCATTTTTCTCTCGAATTGCTTTTAAATGAAAATGACGATGTTCACAATCATATGCATTTTCAAATAATAACAATAAGGGAGTTTTTGTAATTTCTACTTGTTTTTCTAATAATTCACTCGGAAATAAAGATATATTAATATGATAACTATAATCACATGATTGAAAAATATCCCATTTATATATTGCAAAACCATTGAAAGCAGAATACACGGGTATAAATTCATTCGAATTTTGTCTTGATAATTTCATTATTTTAGAAAACCATTCTTTTTTTTGTTCCACTACTAGTTCTACATTATTCGTATGGAAAATACTATAAATAAAAGGGTCGAAAGAGAGAGCCCAAAAATCATAATAACCAGCTTCACGATCAAATGAAATAGAATCCCATTCTTTCTCTCGGATTAAAGCTTCTTCTAATGTTTTTAAATTTATATCACCTACACATGCATATTCGTTTGAGTCCATCATCATTAAATAATGTGTATCTGGTAAGAAATTACGAATATAATTTAAAATAAGATTTCTTGCATCACATATATATCCAGTCTTAAAAGGATATTCTACTTTATATTGATTTTTTAAAATATGAATATTAAAAGAATCTAATTTAGACATGATAAATCCAAGAGAAGTATCATGCGATTCATCATATGCAATAATAATATGTATTTTTTCTTGAAATAAAGATTGTATTCTCTCAATATTTTTAAAAACATATGGTAATCCAAATTCATTATTATATACACATAGACCAATACAGACTTGCATTTGTTATAGACTAATAAATATTTTATATATTTATATGTAAAATATTTATTTTGTTTCTATATAATGTTTTTTTCTTTCCACCTGTAAACATGTTTAGAATAACAAATCTAATAAAGATACTGTTTCTATATTAGAAGCAATTCCAATCGGCATCCATTTCTTGAATTTCGAATGAAACACGCATTCCATCAACACTTTTTTTTCTAAATCTACGTATTTATCTTCACGAACATTCTCAAAATCTGATTCATCATCACTTTCTTCAATTAAATCCAGACTACTATTCTCTCGAATATTCCTAAAAATTCCATTTAATAAAACACTCGTTTTATAATTCATAATGAGAGAATGTTGGAAATAAACAATTCTATTTTCTTTATCAATTGCACCTAAATAATAAACATCATATGCAATATCGGCTTTCACAAAGAAAAAAGCACTTTTACGATAAATTGGTTTAGAATAATTAAATTTATAATCTTTCATATAAATTGTAGAATCTGCAATAATAATAGGTGACCATACCGGTTTACGATTTGTAGTAACATTAATATGTGGTAATATTTTAGAAGTAGAACGATATTGAATATGGCGAATATTATAAGGAATAGAACCAGGTTGTTCTTCTTTTAAATTATCCCATAAAAATGGTAATTGAATATGTAAATTTTTAAAACAAACGGTTGTAATGTTTAAGAAAAAATCCTGAATAAATCCAGTTTTCTCTCGAAAAACGAATTTAGAAACAGATATTCCTTTATATAAATGAATATCATCTAATAAAAAATAACGTTCAGATTGGACATCTACAATATAGTCAGATTCAACTTCAGGTTCGTAAATTGTTCCAGAAACAATAGTTCCTAATTCAAAGTCTATTGGTATTTCTTTTCCTATAGAAATCATATGAATATGATCTCCTATTTGATTTTCTCGATTCAATTCGAATAATAATGCAATTGCAGTAGAATTATAATATGTAAACCAAATATATGCTTTTTTTCCAAATGGAATAGCTAAACATAAATCATATTCAGGGGAAGAAACTTTCTTAGGAGCAACCGTTTCATAGGAAAGTTTAAAACTGTTATTTGGAAAAAGAGAAGAGAAATAATTTTTTTGTAAAGAAGATAAAGGATTAATTATTTCTTCATGATAAGGTAATGAAATATTGTTATTTTTTTCTATTTTTGTAGGCAAATTAGATGTTCCTCTACCGCCTCTACCAGATCCTCTTCCTCTCATTTGTCTAGATCCTCTACCTCCTCTACCAGTATGTTCCATTGCGTTACTAAATAAAGCAATAAATCTATATATTGTTTTGTAAAAATATTTGTAAATCTTGTTCTAAATCTATTTCTAACGTCTCTTCTATTTTCGAATGTTGTTCTTCCAATATTTGTCGATATTTATTTATTTCAATCTGACTATTTTTTTTCTTTTTAACTGTAAAAGTGTCTTTCAATACATTCCATAAATAATGTAGTAAGATAATGATGAAAATATATAAAATAATTTGAAAAATCATTTAATAAATATATGGTATTATACCTAAATATGCTTTTAGCTTCAAACGTGTTTATCTAAAATAACTTAAAAATAAAAAAGATAGTAATATATCAGAAAATGCCTTATATTATAATCATAGATAAGAATGGAAATATCAAAGAAATGAATATTAAAGAATATAAGGAATCTGAATTATTCAAGAAAGTAAATTTCAAATCACCTGAAGGATTTTTGTTACAAACAAAATGGAATATTAATCTAGAAAAAAAAAATTACCAAATTTCTATATATGGAAAAATAAACGGAAAGGCAGGACAAGAAAACAAATATGAATTTCCGCCACCAATTGATTCTGTTTTGTTTTTTGGAGGATGTGTTTTAACAAACCAGAATCATAATCATAATGATTCTATATCTGATTTACGTATTTCAGAATGGAATGCTATTTACGATAAACTAATGAATGGATTTGAAGATTTAGACGAGACAGAAGATGAGAATGATTTAGATGATGAATTATTAGATGGAATGAAAATCGGTAAAGATGGGTATGCCTTAGATGATTTTATTGTAGATGATGACGAAATTGATTACGATAATTTGTCGTTAGAAGAAGAAGACGAAACAAAAGAAGAATATATAAATACAAAACAAAATAAATCGAAAATAAATAATTCTAAAAATAATTCTAGTATTAAGAAGAAAAAAACAACGCAATTAGAATTAAATGATACTATAGAAAATAATGAATATTTAGATTATCAATCTGAATTAAGCGAAGAGGAATATCTATAAAAAATTGATGAAAATAATATACAAAGATATTTGTTTATTATTTAGAACAAAACACGAATATAATAATAATGTATTCTTTATTTGAAAAAAGCGATCCTTCTGTTTTTCGCGTAAATTTATCCAAAGAATTTACCAATCTTTTTCCAGATAATCCTAAATTAGGAGAGAATATTGAAAAAGGAATCTTTAATTTTACGATTAAAGAATCTACCAATCGTCAAATCATTAAAAAATGGCAGAATCCATTATTCTGCGAGATATATCATAGTCGTTTACGATCGGTGTATACAAATTTAAAAAAAAATTCTGAATTATGCAATCAATTAAAAACAGGCGAAATTTCGATAAATCAATTTGCATTTATGAATCATTTAGAAATGAATCCACCACAATGGAAAGATAGAATTGAAAGAAAAATCAAAAGAGACAGATTAAAATTCACGAATAATGTAAAAGCATCCACTGATATGTTTACATGTGGTAAATGTAAATCTAAAGAGTGCACTTATTATGAAATGCAAACGAGAAGTGCAGATGAACCAACTACTGTATTTGTAACTTGTTTGAATTGTGGTAAGAATTGGAAAAATTAAAAATTATATCTAATCATCTAATTTTTCAAGACCAAACCACCCATATTTTAGATAATTCTTCATTCTTTTCGTTTTTCATAAAAAATTACAAGGTTCATCTATTCTCATTCCATATATTTTTTTTAGCACATATTTTCAGGAAATTTATATTCCACATATATTTGCATAGATGAAAAGAACATTTAGAGATTTAAATAATAATTTGATATATTTTATTTATTTTTATAATATATAATACATGTCAATCTATTCTATATCAACATTTGCTGGTAATATTATACGAAATGATGTTTTTGCTACAGATGGAGATATTATTGGCAAGTGTAAATTGCCGAGTATGTATATATCAAAAGTATGTCCTGATGGTAATTTCTATATTTACTCAATTTATCAAAATGCAGGTGATTATAATATACAAACAGATCCAGTTTTAAAAAAAATTACTCCAGATGGCAAGATTTATAATGTTATAACTAATTATCAACAACAGCTGCCACCAATAATAGTAAATGGCATAAATTATAATTCAAATTTTGGTATGAGAGAATTTACCACAGATTTAAGCGGAAACATATATATAATAGGAGGTGTATCTATTTCACCAGGCGTATCAACATACATCATAAAACTAACATATAATAATATTTCAGGTGCATATAGTAGTTCTATTATTTTAGGAAATGCTAATATTATAAAGAATGGTATAGTAGAAAATTCGGATGCTACTAGCGTAATTAGTGGTATAGCTACTGGAACAAATTTATTTAGAGGACTTACTTATATAATAATTGATAATTATAGTCCTAACAAAAATACTATATATTTTACAGGTTTTTCTAGTGGCGGGGAGTATTTAGCAAAGTTAGTATGGAATAATTCAAATTATATTTATACTATTATTGGAGGTTCATCTGCTGCAAAAATCAATACAACAAATGTGCCAGGAACAACTTTATCTAATTTTAAATTTAATTCTATTCAAGGTATGACTGTTGATTCATATGGTTATATATATGTAGTAGATTTTCTTAGTCAAGTAATTGAAAAAATAAATCCAACTAATAATTCGATTAATGTTATAGCTGGCACTTTAGTTAATAATTTTTATAATTCAGAAACTAATACAGATTATGGATTTATTAATACTGAGGCCAATCTTAATCCGACTGGTGGAGTTGCAAAAAATGCTATTTTTTTTACTAGTTTATCAACTGCAGATACACCGTTAGGAATTGCAACAGATAATACTAATATTTATTTTATAGCTTTAAGTGAATCAGTAATATTAAAATTAACCAGATCAGGTGGACCTACAAGTAATACCTATACAATTTCTACAATAGCAGGAACATTAAATAGTAATAATAGTCCTTTTGATCCTATTAATGCAATTAAACCCGGTATATTAACCACTACTAATGCAACTATGGATGGAGGTAGTATCTTAAGTTATATTTCTATAGATTCAACAAATTCTCATTATTATATTGCGTCAAACAATTCTTCTTATGGTATTGATGTTACTATTGCTAAAGTGAGTATTTCCAATAATTTTGTGACTATTTTAGGAAGAGATAATAAAATACCTATTCCTGGTCCAGCTACATCTTGTTGTATAAAAGTAAGTGGTATTACGTTAGATAATTCTGCAAATATCCTTGTTGCTGATTCTAATAACCATTTAATTGAAAAAATTTCATCTTCTGGTACACTTTCTATAATTGCAGGTTATACATATTATTTATATCCTCCTACTTCTTTTTCTAACGGTGGTTTAGCTACGGATGTTAGTTTAAATAGTCCATCTAGTGTTGCAGTTGATTCAGATGGTAATATTTATTATGCAGATAATGTTCTTCATTCTATATTTAAAGTATCTGTTTTAGATAATAAAATATATCTAATTGCAGGAATAATTGGAGTTAGTGGCACTCCAACGGCAGGTCCTGCAACTTCATCTAATCTTAATAATCCTAAAGGTATTGCAGTAGATACTAGTAAAAATATTTACATTGCAGATACAGATAATAACTTAATAGAAAAACTTACATTCAATTCTGGTAATTCTTATACTCTTTCTATTATAGCAGGAGGGGGCACACTTCCTATTACTATTACTAGTTCGGTAACACCAACTATTTTTCCTTTAAATAGTCCTATGAGTGTTGCTGTAGATAAATATAATAATATTTATATTGCAGATAGTGGTAATCATTTAATTGAAAAAATATCATCAAGCACCGGAAAACTTTCGGTTATAGCAGGTGTTGTATCTGGAGGTGTTGGTGTCGCTGGTATTTCTATCACTAATATTTTAGGAACTTCATGCTATCTTAATTATCCAGAAGGAGTTGCCGTAGATAGTCAGAATAATGTTTATATAGCAGATTCAAGTAATAACGTTATTGAAAAACTTACTAGTTCTGGAATAATTTCAATTATATGTAATTCGAATTCATTATCATCATATAATTTATCTTATCCAAATACTATTGCATCAGATTCTAGTGGAAATATATATGTAGGATGCGATTCGATTGGTTTTGTAAGCATTGTTAATTTACTTCCAAATAGTAATAATAATAGTATTATTATAAAATTAACAAAACAACCGTATCCATGTTTTAAACAAGGATCAAAAATACTTACAAAGACAGGTTATAAAAAGATTGAAGAATTAAAATCTGGAGATTTAATAAAGACGGTAAAGAATGGATATGTGCCAATAATGAATATTGGTAAAAAGACAATATATCATGAAGCGAGTAAAGAAAGAATAAAAGATCAATTATATAAATGTTCAGTAGAAAATTATAAAGAAATAGTTGAAGATTTATACATTACAGGATGTCATTGTATTTTAGTAACTAATTTTAAAAATGAAAAAGAAAAAGAAGAAACATTAAAAATGAATGGAGATATTTATATAACTGATAAAAAATATCGGTTACCAGCCTGTGTAGATGAAAGAGCAGTAGTATATGAAAAGCCTGGTTATTATGATATATATCATATATGTTTAGAAAATGAAGATTATTATATGAACTATGGTATTTATGCAAATGGATTATTAGTCGAAACCTGTTCGAAAAGATATTTAATGGAATTATCAAACATGACTTTAATATAAAAAAATTTTTCTTTATATAAAATTTGTCTCATTTTATTTTTATTTTTGGTCAATATGATTAAGTTAAAATATTTTCTAAATCAGATACATGCCAATATTCAGTAGAACCATTTGGTAATGGACGTGCAATAATAAACGGAATTTTATTCTGTTCAAATTCCATTAATGCAATCGTTCTACCATTTATAATGGTTTCATCTATTGGTATATATGCTTCTCCTCCTGCATCTAATTGTTCTGCTCTTGCACCTATAATACGTGCTTTTTCGTATTTGGTTAAAATTGGAAGTGTTTTATGTAAAGGATCAATGATACGCCCTTGTTTATCACGAACCACTCTTGCTAATGCAATCATTTCTTCGTAATTAATACTCTTAATCTCAGGATGCATATCTTCTAATGATTTGATATTTAAATTATTGTTAAATTTTTGTAAATAATTATCATTTATCTCATCTTCTTCAGAATCATTTTCAGTATCATAATCATCTTCCTCTTCTGAAAAATCTTCTTCTTCAGTTGGTTTAGAAGAAGATACATTTTGTTTATCTATTTCTTTAACAATTACATCTTCTTCTATATCGTCATCTTCATCTTCCATATATTCATCATCTGCATCTAAATCCACCACCCCTTCTTCTTCATCTTCATCATATTCTTCTAAATCACTTTCTTCTAAAAGATCTTCTTTATTTTCTGGTTTTACGTTCATTATATAAACCAAGTATATTATGTCTAAATTGTTTATTTAGAAAAAAAATCAATTTTCTAAATAAATGAAAATATAATTAAATATATAAAACAAAAGAAAGACTATACTATTTTTATTCGTTTTTCCATTTATGATCACATTCAGTGCAAATATATAAATATTTCATTTGTTTATTATCGTAACGAATATAGATGGCATCTGTAACATTTTTCTCATCTGTATTATTATGATTTGTTTTACATGCTTCATTTGGACAACGTAGGTAAATATGAGGTAATGTTGGATCAAATTTAGTATATCGATTCACTAAATATTCTATGTTATTAGTTTCCTTTTGAAACTGGGTATCTAATACACAAAGTGCTTCTTTTGAAACATTTGTTTCAGTATTCGCACAAACACGACAATAATATTTTAATTGATTATTTTCAATATTATGGTAATATTTATTATCGCACTTTGAACAAAAACGAATAACTGAATTCATTATTATATTATAGAGTTTTGTTTTTATAATATTTTTATAAAGAATAATGATCAATTTTTTATTGTATCCTTGTAAAAAAATCACTTGTTTTTAAACACCAAATTGGTAGACTATTTTCGTTTTGAAAATATATACTACTTACATTTTCAGTATCTGTTTCGATTTCTTTATTTACAATATAGCTACATTTTTCGATAAATACAACATACTTCGGTATTTCTTGTATGTTTTCTGTGTTGATAATATCATTCGAAAAATAATAAAAAAAACCATACACTGGATCGTTTATTTTTTCTGGCAATAATACAAATTCTTCATCAGATAGTGTTAAATTTGCATATATAATATTTCCACCTCCTTTTATTGTAAACATATCATATATATTCTGAAAAATCGTTTTTTTATTACCACCTTTATCTGGCATAATATTTACTTGTTTAGTTTCAACTTGTTGTTGTATAGCCGCCAATTGTTTTTGTTTTTCTGATTCTTGCATTTCATTCTGAATCTCTGGGTTTAGTTCTTGTTTTACTTCTGAGTTTTGATTATCTTGTTCTATTTCTGAGGTTTGATTATCTTGTTCTATTTCCGAGTTTTGATTATCTTGTTCTATTTCCGAGGTTTGATTATCTTGTTCTATTTCCGAGGTTTGATTTTCTTGTTCTATTTCTGAGTTTTGATTATCTTGTTCTATTTCTGAGTTTTGATTATCTTGTTCTATTTCTGAGTTTTGATTATCTTGTTCTATTTCTGATTTTTGATTTTCTTGTTCTACTTCTGAGTTTTGATTTTCATTTTGATTTTCTACTTGTAGTTGCGGTTGTGGTTCTATTTCTGAGGTTTGATTTTCATTTTGATTTTCATTTTGATTTTCTACTTGTAGTTGTGGTTGTGATTCTATTTCTGAGGTTTGATTTTCATTTTGATTTTCTACTTGTAGTTGTGGTTGTGGTTCTATTTCTGAGTTTTGATTTTCATTTTGATTATCTACTTGTAGTTGCGGTTGTGGTTCTATTTCTGAGGTTTGATTTTCATTCTGGATTTTTGGTTCTTGTTTTAGTTTTTCATTTTGAAATTGCTGTTCTTGTATTTCTAATTTTTCATTTTGAATTTGTTGTTTTAGTTTATCATTTTGAATTTTCTGTTCTTGTATTTCTAGTTTCTCACTTTGAAGTTTTAATTTTTCACTTTGAAGTTTTAATTTCTCATTTTGAATTTCTAGATTTTCATTCTGAATTTCTTGTAGTCGTTGTCGTTGTTCGGATTGTTCTTCTGATGGTTGTTTGAATTGTTCCTCTGGTGGTTCTTCTGATGGTTGTTCGAATTGTTCCTCTGGTGGTTCTTCTGATGGTTGTTCTGGTGGTTGTTCTAATGGTTCTTCTGATGGTTGTTCGGATGATTGTTCTGGTGGTTGTTCGAATTGTTCCTCTGATGGTTGTTCTGGTGGTTGTTCTAATGGTTCTTCTGATGGTTGTTCTGGTGGTTGTTTGGATTGTTCGGATTGTATATTATCTTTGTTAGAAATAAGAGGATAAAGTAAATAAGGAATATCTATTGGAATATTGTCTTTATTTTTTATATATAGTAATTCTGGATAATCCAAAAAAAAATTTTGTAAAAGCGAATGAACTTGAATATTATAAATCATTTGTGAATTAACAATTTCATGTAAAACAGACCAATTATACGAGTAAATATTATCTATTTTTGTAAATTTTTGATTAAATTCTTTATTATTTATATGAATAATTGCATAAATTTCATTATCTTTATTTTTAATGTGTCCTATAAATTGAATACTATTTATAATATGTTCTTCATTCATATTTGCAGATGGTTTAAAATTAAACATTTTATATACTTCATTTAAACATGCATTTTTACATTTATCATGCTCATTATCCATAGTATGTTCATATTCGAAATTAGGAAAAGTATAATGATTATTTGAAGGAATATATTGAAGTAAATATTTTAAAAAAGGTAAGTAATAACATGAATCATCTATCATATAAATACATAAATGAATTCTATTTACTTTTTCAGTAAACGTTTCATCTGTAAATTCAGTAAGTAAAAAATCTTCAGTATCTATTAGAAAATAATATGGATTTTCATTATGTATAATAGATGGTTTTATATTTTCATCCATCATTACTTTTGGCATATTATGAGAAGTAATATATAAATATAAATCACCTTCCGATATTTCGGAATCAGAATCATCATCATCTTCTTCTTCCTCTTCTTCCTCTTTTTTATCTTTCTCTTCTTCCTCTTCTTCCTCTTCGTCTTCTTCCTCTTCTTCTTCCTCTTCGTCTTCCTCTTCGTCTTCGTCTTCTTCTTCCTCTTCTTCTGCTTCTTCTTCTTCCTCTGCTTCTTCCTCTTCCTCTGCTTCTTCCTATTCGTCTTCTTCTGATTCTTCCTCTTATATTTTTTTTTT